TGCTGTGATGTTTGAGTACTCAGCTATATAGTTGTTCCGGTTTAATCTACCTATAATGCTTGATCCCACACCTATATGACAGCCCTCACCAACTGTATAGAATGCTATGTATGTGTTAGGTGCTATCACACAATAGTCTTCGACTCTCACAGCATGACTGAACACACATCCATATAACAAACAATGGGAACCTATGTGATTATTACTGTCCAGTATGCTGTTCTGCATCATGATAAGTGTGTTAACTCCTATCTGATTTATGTCATAAAAAGGAAAACTGCATGAACGATCCACTATGCTGAACCAATTATCAGTGTTTAGATTGTTTACCAAATGTATTTTTAAATCCAATCCGCTTAAAGCACAAAAGAATTGACGTGACTTTGCCCATTCCGGAGGTTGTGCTAGTGCATATTCAACGCTCACCAGCTCTGCATCTACACCATTCGCATTAAAATGTCGGTGTAGTTCTCGATTAATGTTGCCTTTGTTGCCTATAAAACAACATCTTAATCCTCTGTCATGTATAATATCAAACTGCATTACTGTTTACCAAGTGTGTTGCCAATGTCTAACTGACTCTGCCCAATCTAAATGTGCATTAACAGCCAAGTACACTGCTGGAGTATGTGAATGAATGTTGCTCAAATGGAATGGATGGTGACTGCTCAGTATAAAAGTCTCCCCAAGCGCCACAGTTTTGCTGTGATACTCATTGTTTCTAGGATCTGTGTAGCCTAACTGACTGGGTTCTTTACCCAAGTATAACAATAACATTGCTTTACGTTCACTGTTTGATGCAAATGAATGCTTGTGACTCTCTCCACCTGCACTGATTGTGAACACGTTCATGCTCATACCACTACGCAATCTCAAGTCTTTAATAGCTTTGGAACCAAATGCATACATCAAGTCTCCTGGTACACTATGGCTTGTGGTGTGTATGTTCATGTGATTGGGTGGTTCAGGTGCTAGTGAATGTGTATGTTTCTCCACTGCTGTGCTTATGCTGTTAGCAATTCGTTTGCCTATCATTAATGGTGTCATCGTTGTTTGTATCCTATCTGCATGAAGCGTGTGTACGCAGGTGTAATCATTTCTCCCACGTATGAGCTTCTACGAACGTCTAGTGGGTATTTTCTTTGTACGTCTGCAATACTGCTACAGGTATTTATATGCCCGTCATAGTCCTCACTGTTATTTGTTTGCATCACTATTAACTGATCCTTTGCAACAGTGTCAAACCAATCCTGGTTCATATGCTCACAACTGGTGTTAATGATAATGTCTGGCTTAACAGTTATAAGTTCTCCACTAGTTTCAAACTGCATGTTACCACAGTCTAATTGACTTACATCTGCTACTACACCTTTATATCGCCAACCGTCTTGCACATACTTTTGATTAAGTTTCTCTGACTTAGTGATAGCATCAGCATCCATGTCAAAGCCATATACTCTTTGCGGTTCAATAACATGTATTAAAGGTTCCACCAGTGTGCCAATCCAACTGCCCAATATAGCAACAGTACAACTTCGATCAGGGTGTACAGCATTTAACTGTTCCAGTAACCAATTCTTTGACGCCAACTGCCCTTTGCTAAACGCATGTGCAGGATAGTAATTGCGATGCTGTATCACATGTTCGAAGTAACTGGGTGCTGGTATATAAAAGCCGTTGTCAATGTACTCGCTTACAGCCTCCCATGTGTCCAGTTGTATTGTTTCCAGTTTCACTTCTTTTGTCTCTCTATTAGTTCTAACACATAACTCAGTTCACCCACACATTTATCTATCACCATGTGAGCAACTTCGTTATCGTTCTTGGCACGTTCTTCACATAACATATCTATTCTAACTCTGATGTATTTCTCAACTTTGTCCATTCTGCTCCCAACCATTCGTAATCGTTAATCTTGTTTAATTGTTCAGCATTGTCCTTGTGCTTGATAGCAAACTGTTTTCCTTGTTCCGCACCTGCTTTTGCTTCACTTCTAAAGTATGCATCAGGTACAGGATGTAACCAACTTTCCAGTCTACGCTGTGCATCAGGATCACGTTCCCTACTCAATGTTAACTTAACAGATTCTCTAAATGCACTACGCCATGTACTCTCTGCATCTACATTAAAGTTTGTTACACAACTAATCTGTGGCATTGATTTAAATCTATTACTTAACCCTGTGGTAAAGTCTAAACCCCAACTGGTTGCACCACGCACTTGTTCTGTGTTAAACAGTTTAACTCCACCGTAACCGTACTCTTCACCCGTTACAGGATTCTTACTTGCCCACACATGTACCACATCTTGGTCATACACATCTGGTATGTAATCAAAATTAAAGTCATCATGTACTAGTGCATCAGCATCAACTACCCAAAACAGTTTAGTGTCGGCTTGTTCTGCACAGTGCTTGTGTGCATTAAAGATACCTTTTAAACCCCTTACATGTTTTACTGTTAGTCCTTTACGTTCGATTGCTTGTATGTGTTGCTCAACAACATCTATATCTTCTTTGTAACTGAGCATAAACACGTTGTAAGGTTTAATCTCACTTGCTGGCTGTTTAACATACTGTAACTTACCTGCATCAAGTTTATTCAAACGTATCTTATCTGATGTTACTTCTTTCATAACATTAGTTACAGGATTGGGCCAAAGTCTAACTCCACCATAACTCTGTGTTAAACCTGTTGTTGGATTAAGTCTTTGCCACACATGTGCTTTACGCACACTGTCTAGTTGAGGTGTATATGAGAATACAAACTGTTCTAGTTCTTGTACGTCATCATCTATTGTAAAGAACCAATCTTCATTCTCTGATTGTATACTGTCCATGTGTTGTTTAAGTGTACCACTTATCACAAGTTCTTTAAACATGTATTGCTTCCAATGTGTAGGAACTGTTGCTATTGTGTAAACTTTCTTTAACTTGCTGAAACTGTTATTAACAATCTGTTTAATGCTGTACTGCTTGTCGTCAAACGTGCCTTTGGGTACTAGTCGCACACTTCTAAAGTCTTGGTTAGTGTCTTGGAACACATGCACAATATCTTCTTCCCACTTAGTAGGTATAAAGTCGTAGTTCCAATTAGTTGCTAATGTGATATAAGGATCCATTACCCAATACATAGCACTGTCACATCTAGTATCAAAGTCTGCAAGTTGTTCTAGTATATCCATCTCTCCGTCTAACCAGTACTTAGGATATTCTTTTTGCTCTCCAGCCACAGCATCTAGAATAAACTGATCCGGGATACTACAAGTTAACACCTGCTCATCGCTTAACACACTTGCATCATAACATGTGGGCCACAATCTAAGTCCGCCATGTCCAATAACTAAACCTTCTGAGTCTGTTCTCTTCCACACATGTACTATGTTGCTGTTATCAGTGTGTGGTATAATACTCTGAGCAATGATATCTGCATCTAGTTCTATGTCAGGATCAACTGTCCACACATAGCCTACGCCTTTGTGTTTGTTTAAAATTGATTGTACTTCTTTACTAGTAAGGTCGTGCAATTGCTCTACGGGCCAAACAGGGTCTTTACTTGCTATGCCAGTCATTTCTTTTAAACTAGGATAACTGTTATCCTTAACCTCTTGTTGCTTGTAAGTGCCTTTAGGCATTAACTTAACGCCACTGTTCTTACTGTTACCTTTGTGTTGCCATATGTGTACAACTTGACCTTCCCATCTGTTAGGTACATAATCAAATGTCCAATCGTCCATTAGTTCAACATGCGGGTCAACTACCCAGAACATATTACTTTTACAATTGTTACTGAATTGATTTATTTGTTCTAGTAAACTGCTATCGCTATCCAAGTAACAAACAGCATACTCTTTATGTTCTCCTGCTACAGCATCTATAATTAATTGTTCGGGTATACTACTTGTTAGTACTTGTTCATCAGTTAGTTTGCTTGTATCATATGTAGTAGGCCACAGTCTTAACCCACCTGCTCCCACAGATGTTTTCCAAACATGTACATTGCTAATAAACTTTTCGTGCGGTATAATACTTTGTGTTATAATGTCGTTGTCTTGTTCTACATCGGGATCAACTGTCCAAACATAATGTGAATCACTGTGCTTGTCTAGTATTGCTTGTACACCTGCAACAGTTACTTCTGTTAACTGCTCACAAGGCCATACTGGTTCTTTACTTGCTACCTTAGGCATTTGTTTTAGTCTATCGAACTTGTTCTCTATAATTTGTTCTGCACTAGTGTACTTTATATTAGTAGGTAATAGTCTAACACCTGTTTCTCTACTACTACCGTTGTGTTCCCATATATGAACAACGTCTTTATCATACTGTGTAGGGTAATAACTAAAGTCAAAGTCATCTTCTACTTCAACTAAACTGTCAACTACCCACATCATACTAGTGCTAGTATTACCTGCTAGATTCTCATAGACGCCGTCTAAGCCACGTTCGATGTCTTCTGGCTGTATGTGGTACACTGGAAATTCTTGTTGCGTACAAGCAGGTTCTCGTATGTATTTAGGTCTACCTTTCTTTTCATCTTTGTGTCTTAAACTAACACCGCCATAGTCGTATTGCTTGTTGGTGATTGGATTAAGTTTCTGCCATACATGTTGCTTGCCTTCGTCAAACACATTAGGTTGGAAGTTAAAGTCAAATGTTTCTAACACTGTAACGTCTTTGTCTATTACCCAGAACCAATTGAAACTACTTTCGGCAAGTCCTTGTGCATATGAATCAAACTGTTCAAACTGTATGTCCATTACAACAGGACTAAAGTCGTGTTCTTTTATTTCACCATTCCAGTCTGCAGGCATCCAACGTAAAAACCCATTGGCAAATACATGTTGTGTGTTCTTTTCAAACACACTGGGTTGCCACGGTATGCTACTAATAGCATCTTCAAATGCTGTAGGTACTATCCAACTATCTTCAGCAAGTGATTCAGCTGATGCATCAGTAAATCTGATGGGGTATGTCTTACCACCGACTGGGCTTTGCTCGTTGTATTTGGTATCGCCACTCCCATTGACTGGAACAAGTTTGATACCTCCTGCTCTGTTGTCGCTGATATTTGTAATTGCTCTTGGGTATTTGTGTTCCAAGTCATTCGGAAACTTGAATACTTGTATACACTTTTGGTCATGTCGTTGTGGTACATATTTAAAATCCTCGTTTATTTGATGTTCGCTGTCTACAAGCCAAAACATTTTAGTTCTGCTTTTCCTTGCAGGTGTTTCGTAATCGTTAATGTCGTCTGCATAAAATATATCATAACGTACTGGGCATATATCTTCTTGATGCTTATGCTTTGTCATGTCAAAGTCTTTGTGTACTAAACGCACACCTCCACATCTGTTATCCCATGCGTCTGTGCAGTCTAACGGATAACGTTCTTCTAAGTGTCCTGGTATCTTAAACACATGAATGTATTCACGCTCATGTACACTAGGCACGAATAATAGTTTACCATTGAATGTGTAATCTCTATCCACAATCCAAAACCAATCAGTCTTACTACGCTCTGCATACTCACTGTATGTTTCTGCTGTAAACTCGTCATCGTCGATATAAAATACATCATACGCTTCGTCTTCTATAGGACATGCTTTGTGTATTTTTATTTCTGCATCTTTAAATTGCTTTGGTACTAAACTAATACCACCCATTGCTTCTGGGTACTTCTCTTGTAATTGGTAAGGCATCTTAAACACATGAATCATTTCTGCTTCAAATGGATTAGGTACCCAATCGAAAGTGTGTAAGTTAGTTTTGTATTGTACATCTACTACCCATACATAGTCATGATTGTATGTATTACGTTGTGCATACGCTGTAGGTGTCTTTGTAAACAACACAGGATAGTCTGCTTTAGTATCTAAGAACTTGTGATACTTTGTATCTGCTTGTTTCCAATCGCGTGGATATAACTTAACACCGCCTTCCTGTTTAGGATACTTGTGTTCTAGTTGTCCACGCAAATGAAAACTGTGAATAAAGTTAGGCTCGAAGTTCCCTGGTGCCCAATCTATATCTTCCCCTAAGATGTATTCACTGTCTATACACCAAACGTGAGTACTGTTAGGATTATGTTCAAAGTAGTTCCCTGGTGCTTCCTCAAACAACATATCAAAGTATTTCTTACATACCACTTTGTTATGCCATACAGTTTCTTTATTTTCACGTTTGGGTAATAAACTCACCCCTCCATAATTTTCGCTGTTCCATTTCCATACATGCTGATATTTCTCTGTGTGGGTATCAGGCTTAAAGTCAAATATTTCCCAATCGGTTATCTTTGTATTAGTATCTACTAGCCAATACATTTTTGTATTAGGCTGTATACTTGTAACCGTGTCTATTTGTTTTGCAAATGGCAATCTTTCTTTTAGTGTGTCGTTGTCACCAATGTAAAAAATATCGTACATCAGCCCTTACCTTTTATTAATGTATCTAGTTGTGTGCTGGTTAACGTTATAGGAGTAGCATTAAACAGTTCGCGTTCCATCCTGCGATCCATGTTGCCCCATGTGAGTTGTACAGAACTCCATTCACAATCGTCCTTATGGAATCTAGCATCAATACCACACACATGACATCTGCCTTTCATCTTCCACATCATTCTTTCTTCATCGGATAATGATTCATCGTGCAACCACGGTTCGCGTGATATTTTTAGAATTTCCTCTCTGCTAATCGTCTTTGACATGAACGGGGACCTTGTAGTGTGTGGCAAATTCTTCTGCCTCTTTGGCTGTGTTAACAATAGGTTGTCCTTTAATATTTAAACTTGTATTAAGAACAACTGGGCATCCTGTCTCGGCATACCATTGTCGCATAGCATGATATAGTTCTGGATGATTCCGTCTGTTTACTGTTTGCACTCTGCTTGTACCATCCCCATGTACAACCGCAGGTATTACGTCTGGCTTCTTACACTTGGCAACGAATTGCATGTAAGGCGAATCTATCTTGCCGCCAGGCATCTCAAACCAATCACTAGCATGTTCTTCTAACACGATAGGAGCAAAAGGTCTGAACTGCTGTCTACGTTTAATCTCATTTACTTTATCCTTAATAGTGTCCCCTCTAGGATCAGCAAATAAACTTCTGTTTCCGAATGCTCTCGGTCCATACTCTGCAGGACCATTTGCAACTCCAAATATCTCTCCCTTGCGTAGACTTGCAAGGAACTTTTCTTTAGGCCAATCACCGTTAATGGTGTATCCCAAGAAAGGTGTTTTCCAATTAACACGTTTACCGGTTTTGTTATAATAAAATAGTGCCGCGGCTCCTAAACTGGAGCCAGCGTCACCTGGGTTAGGCATGATGTGTACGTTCTGATAGAGGTCATATAGTCTACTGTTGGCTACACAATTTAATGCACACCCTCCCATAAAAACTAAGTTGTTACTTTTAGTATATTCTTTGGCTAATTTTGCGTATGCCATAATACGTTGCTCACAAACTACTTGGGCACTTGCGGCTAAGTCAAACTGTATCTGCTCGTCTGATAGTGCCTCTTTGCTCACAAAACTTTCAGGTAAGCCTTTGCTCATGTCAATAGTCTGTAGTGCTGTTGACAAATTGCCTGTTATTTGACCATTCCGTGTTTCACTTATTTCGCTTATGAATAATTCTTTGTTCATTTTTTCTACATACACAGGATTGCCGTAAGCCGCCATACCCATCAATATGTATTCATCTTCCATAGGCTTTAATCCTACAGCACCTGTAATAGCACTATAAAACAAACCTAAACTATTTGGAAACTTAACTTCGTGCATTAAGTCTAGTCTAGTTGATCCGCCTCTTTGTGTTTCCCATCTATAAATTGTTGCAGTCTGATATTCACCGATAGCATCAATTGTCATAATAGCACAATCGTCAAAGTTACTAGTTAGCACTCCTGCCGCGGCATGACTCTCATGATGTAAACAGTTAGTAACAGGAATACCTTTTAGTTGTGGATAATACTTCGCTATCCACTCTTCAGCAGTAGGTTCAGTAAACGCCGACTTAATACTAGACCATGTCATTTGTTTTAGTTTACGCTTCTGTTTTAGTTTACTGCTTTCGTGTAAAACAACAACATCGGGTAGCCCATGCTTGAGAGTATCCTTCATAAGTTTTTGATTTATGTAGGCATCGTTTTTTATTCTGCTGTATCGTTCAGCATGTCCGGCGAATAATATATCGCCATCTTCTATAACGCAAGTACTTGCGTCATGATACATACTGCTAATTCCTAATATTCTCATCTATATATAAATGGATCATTCTTCCTGATATTATCAAGTTTCTTCTTTAACATTTCTTCTTCCTCTTCTGAAAGTTCAATGTCATCTAGATCCAAGTCCTGTTCTGTGTTTTTAGGTTTGTCTTCTGTCTTTGGTATAGGATTACCGTACAAGTCACCTTGGTCTATAACCTTAGTTGTCTTACCTAATCCATTCATTTCATCTTCGCTCATTTTACATTCCTGCTAATTCAGTTTTAAATTTGTTGTAGTACTGCTCGTGTATAAAAGCATCAGCATGTAGCCAATCGGAAAAGTGATTAGCATGTGTATCCTTATACTGATCTACAAAACTGTCATACGGTTCAAAAAATGTATCAAACGGAAAAGATTCTTTTAGGTGTTCTATGTTTAAGAACTCCCATTGACCTTCATCCATCTTTGCACAACTATTTGTTTGTATATACTCTACACCTGCCTTCTTTAGGAAAGTGTCTAGTAGAGTAATATTTATTACACGTTTTGTCATTCCGAAGTCAAAGTCGGTATGATATAGTTGCAATGCTTTGAACCAATTTTTAAAGTTAGGACCGTCACCGTCTCTATAAAAAGGTTTATAGTCACAGCCGTTTGCCCAATGATAATGTTGCGTATGTCCGTTATGTTCGTGTGTAAACTCTATACGTTCGTTTGTGCTCCATCCTATTACTACTAACAGTTCACTAGGATCTCTACCTTGTTGTAACCATTTAGAAACAAACTGCATGGTGCTTCTAACTATGTATTCATTACTTGCTCCAGGCACACACTGATTAATATAATTTAGATTGTAATCGTCTGCAAGTAAGCCAGGCCATACTAAACTAATTGCTTTATTAGTTCTAGCAGTATTACCTTGCTCAACTACTTCGCTACCCGCTAAGTGACTACAGCCGCTAACGTATAACCACTTCTTATTGCTTACGTCCAACCTAGTAACTCCCATAGTTCAGGAATACTTTCCTTCATACTTTGTTCACGTTTACTATCAAGTAGCAATGTATATTCTTTAAACACTTGCATTTGTTCTTCACTGTCTTCGTTGTATGATTCTTTTAATGCTTTAATTAGTCCTAGTACTGTTTGCTTGTTACGTTCGTCAGCATCAAAGTACTTACTTGTTGCGGACCATGTCTCTAATTGTTGTATAGCAACATCACGAACGTTCTGTGGTAAGTTTCTAATATCTAAACACTTTGGGTAGTTGTTTAATAAGAAACTTATATCAATCCTACGCCCACTCTCATTTGATATCTCTTCAGCATAGTCAAGTAAGTCTGTAATGTTTAGTATGTTATATATTTGTATAACAGGACTAAACAAAATATTACCTACTACTTCAGAATCAGCATAGTCTCTGATGTGCTTGTCAATAACGCTCCATGTACTTCCACTTCTAATATAGTCGTTGTATTGAGCATAGCCGTCTACACTTAAACACATCAATACATCTCTAAACTGTCCTATAGTTTCTAAAAACCTAGGCTGTATATTAGTCATGTTACTGTTAAACACTAAGTCGATATCCTTTGCTATTCCGAGCTCGATGCATTTGTTGAGGATCCAATACACTCGCTGTATAATAGTGGGCTCACCGCCGGTGAAGTATAACCTGTTGACATTAGGCAACCATTCTTCGACTGTTGCAAGGAAGCTAGGATCATCAAACCAAGGCTGAGTATAATCACTGAAATCGCCCCAGTGACTTGTATCCACGACAAACTGTCTTTCTTTTTCGGTGTATAATTCTTCATCTTGTAACTCCTTGTAGATTGCACTACTGTTTTGACTTTGGCACATTCTGCATCTTAAGTTACATAGTGTTCCTAATCTAAAGTCTAAGTATTGCGGTGCTTCTTCTACAACATAATTATTATCAATACTCTTATCGACTATCTCTTTTACTTGCTTTGCATTTCTGTGGAAGCCCATCCAATCCTCAATATAGTTTTCTCTATAACTAGGAATGCCTAGGTCTTCTAATTCATAACAAGGCTGGCAACCATCTACACGATCACCTTCTATCATCTGCTTTCTTATCTCTCTATAATGATTATTGTTCCACACTGTGGATATATCATCGCCTTTGTTAAGCATTAATATACTGCCGTCATCTTTTTTAATTTGACCACTAGCAACACAGCATATATTAATAGTACTACTAGGCTGTGTCATAATGTGTATCCACGGATACGGACAGAATGTTTTACTATAACTTGTCATGTTTATTACCTGCTTTTAGAAACTGCATTTGCTCTTGCAACTCCATTATACCTTCCTTTTCAAACCAAGGTCTAACATACTTGTATAACTCAGGGAAGGTACTAGCAACACTCTCGTCTCTGTACCTATCACTGAATGCTGTTTGTCTTACAAACTCATCCATGTAGCCGTCATAGTCTTCTTGGTTCATAAAGTTTAATGTACTTTGTATTCTAGGATCGCTGTGTGTCTTATACTTCTCTGTGATGGCTTCCTTTGCTTTCTTAGGCAATGCTTTAGGACTAATGTGTTGTGGTACATACACCATATTGAAATGTATTTCAGTTTCGATATTGTGTTCCTTTTGGTACTCTAGTAACTCATCCATGTACATAATATTAAATATACTAACTGTGTAAAATATATTTGTTCTTATAAAGTCTGTATTTTTAAACTTCCAATAGTTTTCCATTACTTCATCAAACTGTTGTGGATGTCTAATGTAATTAAACCTTTCACCTACACCGTCTATACTAAAGAATACTTGCACATCTTTAAACTGTTTAAGCAAGTCCATGTGTTGTGCCGGGTATATAGAACCGTTAGTATTATAACTTAGTGTTATATCTTTTGCTCTGCCTTTATCTGCTAATGTTTGTAATATATCGAAATGTCTTTTAATTAAGAACGGCTCACCGCCAAAGAATTCCAAACTCTCTACTTCTTCGATTTGACTTTCTATATCGTCCCAGAACTTTTCATTTAGTTCGGGCCAACGTCCTAGCCTGCCCATTAGTTGTGCAAACTGATTAGACTCACCGTCACGTTCTATTTCTTCCGGCACCCACTGACTACTTGCGAAGCCTGTGCATATTCTACACTTAGTATTACAGATGTTGCCTAGTTTCAAATCCATGCTCTTAGGTTTGGCATGCTCCAAGTTATCTACGTGGTGTGCAAACTTTCTAAGTTCTCGTAAACGTTTACTATCAATGCCTGCGTCTTCTTCGTTCCAGCAGTTGTAACATGCCTTAGGCTTCTCTCCTGCTAAGAAGTCTTCCTTAAGGTCTGCTAACCATTTACTATCCCATGCATCCTTTAATGTAGCACCATCAGCCAAGTTCATGTCTGGTACAGTTTCCTGCATAACACAGCACACACCAATCTCTCCGTTGGTACGAGCCTCTTGGTTTATCCAAGGTAGTATACAAAAATGTTCTGGTCTATTCGCCAAAAGGTGCACCCTCATTGTAGTATGAACTTATGTCGCTCAGCTCAGGGAACACTTCAAACAATGTCTCTGCTCTAAACCTGTCCATCTCTTTAGCCTCTTGCATACTGTCTGATAGTAAGTGGCTGTCGTCACCTTCCATAAACTGTAACAGGCTGTTGAATGTATCTGTTGCACGACCCACAGGGTCTTTACCTTCGATCCATGCTAACGTTTCTTTAATCTGATTTATTGCTTTAGTTCGTAAATGTAGTGGTAATACTGTTGCTCTATGTACATGCTTACCTAGTAAAATATTAACACCAAAGTCTTTTGGTTCTATAAATTCTATATCACATAACTTCCTATAAAAGTTGCATACGTCTAATACATTAAAAATACTAACCGTACAACTAATGTTAAAGTCGTGTTGCGGTAGCTCTTGCTTTAGACGTTCTCTATTTGCAAGTGTATCACTCCATATAGTTCCTTTACGCAAGTACTCGCCTTTCTCCCAGCCTGCATCTAAACTGGCTCCTATGCTAACATTCTTAAACTTCTTCCAGAGCTCAACGGCGTCTTCGTCTTTGTATGTTAGTTTACTAAAGTTGGTGTTGTAAAATATTCTTACATCTGTTCTGCCCATTTCTACTAACTTGTTCATGATGTACCAATGTTCATCCATTAGTAACGGCTCACCGCCTGCCCAATAAATTTTCTCTACTGTGTGCAAGTACGGATCGAACTGTTCCATAAATGCAGTATTTCCTTTTCTTATTTGCAATATCTTTTGTTCAGGAGTTCTGTTAAATTTACTGTCTACTGCCTCGTCGAACCATTGACTGCTTAAATCAGGTCCACATGTTCTGCAACGCATGTTACATATATTACTAAATCTGATATCCATATAAGTTAGATGTACATCATCTAAACTGCCGTCTTCTTTTGTCTCTTGTACAATATGCGACTTATCTTTGTGTAAGTCATACTTTTCAAATATGAATTCATCGTTGCTTCTCTTACGCAACGTATCATGTCCTACTTCTTCTAGCTCGTAACATCTATTACAGTTAGATACTTTCTTATTGTCGAGCATGTCTAATCTAAACGACTTCATGTTATCACTGTTATAACATTCATCTAGGTCCATTTCGTTTAAGTTACCGATAGGTGCGTCATGCTCACTCAAGCAACATGTAAACACTCTGCCATCGGGCCAAGGGTGCATGTGTATCCAAGGTAGGATACAGAACGCATCGCCTTCTGCTAACTTTTTTATTTCTTCTACTGTTTTATTAATCTTATTATCCATGCGTTTAAATCCCATTCCCACCATTTCTCACCTTGATGCCAAGCACCAGGGTTGCGGTGATGATTATTGTGCCATCCTTCGCCAAACGTTATTAAGTTGACCACGTGATGGTTAACACTTTTGTCTTGCGTGTCCCAAGTTCTATATCCTAAACTGCGTAACCCGTGCCCATGTCCCCATGTGTTAAAGGCACCTGTTGCCCATACGCATAAACTTGCTGGTACAAGGTATGCATATATAATTAACATAGGATCTATAATTACTAGCAATGCTATATATAATAATATATATGCAAAAAAGTATTTGTGAGCATTCATTACGTCTTTGTTCTTTATCCAGTCTTTAGCATTACGCAGATCCCAACGTCCTGTATCAGTTAAGTCTAATGTCCAACTGCGCCATGTACTCATATGATGTGGGCTGTGGGGGTCTAAAGCATCGTCTGTGTGCTTATGATGTTCTCTGTGGGTAACTATGTATCCAAACACACTACTAACACTTGCCAACGTGGCACTTAGTATTAACACCCTTTCCCAAAGTTTGCTTGTCTTAAATGTTTTATGAGCAAAGTATCTGTGTTGTCCAACACTGTTGCCTATACTTGCAAACCAAAAGTATGCCACAAGTGATACCCACAAGTAGTTACTTGGTCCTAGTACCACAGCCGTAGCAAGTCCTAGATGCATTAAGCATCTTAACACTACGAGTTTAGGTCTAGTAAATGCTAGTATGTCCACTTTCTTCTACCTTGTCTACAAGTTTACTGAATGCTTCTCTCCAGTTACTTTCATCATTCTTATCTAATAAATCGTTATAACGACAAAACTGTTCCCACTTTAACTCGTCCCAGTCGCTGTTGTTAAACATGCTCAACAGTGTTCCTAGTTTGTGGTCATTGCCTAATTCTTTTCTAAATTCTGTATGTATCAACTCTCGAGCCTTAACGGGTATAACCGCAGGACTTAGGTAATCAGGATCATACACGAAGTTCATGTCAACTTCTATCCCATTCATCTCTGCCCATTTAAAAAACTCAGGCAACGTTGCATAATTGTATGCACTCACAGTTTGTGTTATTCTTAGAACTAACTTGTCTCTGTTTTGCTTTAAAGTTTCTATGGTCTTTAATACAGCATTCCAGTTAGTACCTGTTCGTATAAAAGCATTACGATCTTCTAGGTCGTCTATGCTTAAACATATTCTTGCTTCTTTGAACTCGGGCCACAGTTCTAAAGCAATAGGCGGTAGCATAGTGCAATTAATGTTGTACCATAGTATAACATTTTTACTTCTGCCACTGTCTACTAATTTTTGTAAGTATGCCCAGTGTTGTTTAATTAATGTTGGCTCCCCTCCATTAATATATAGTAATTCTAAATTGGGTGCAGAGTCAAATAAATCATCATAGAAGTTATCATCCTCTGCCCACTTAAAGTCTTCCGGAAAGTTTAATCCTAAGTAACCCTTGTTTATGAAGTCAGCCTTTTCAACAATGTCTTTATAATCTTCGAGCCACTTTGAACTACTTGCTGGATTGCAAGTACGGCACCTAACGTTGCATACATTACCAAGCCTAAGCTCAACAAAACGCAAATCCATAGGTATGCTCCCATCCTCACTAGTAAGTTTGGATGCCCAATCGGTGGTATTTTGTTTAAATACTTCGGTCTCATGTTGTCGTTTGCTTTTCACTCCTTTGTCTTCTTCCTCATAGCATCGCATACATGCTTTTGGTTTTTCGTCGTTTAGCATTTGCAGTCGAACTTCTTTATAGTAGTCACTATTCATATGCTGTTCAACTGACTGCTTGTTTAAATCAAAGAATTGGTTATGGTCCTCCTTATAATTCCTTGCTCGATTCAAGCCATCAGTGTGATCACTTATACAACATAATGTTACACCACCGTGTGGGTGTGTTGCTAAATGATTCCAAGGTAGTGGACAATATGTGTTACTCAATTGCTATACTCCCCTTGACTGACAGGCAGGAACCCTGCTGTCGACACTGCTTCAAATTCTGCATCATAATCAAACTCATGTTTAATTAACTCATACAGTTCAGGGAAAACTTTAACAAAGTTTTCTTCTCGGTATATATCTCCTCCCACTATTTGAGATTTGAATATAGTCCATTTTTGCTGACTGCTACGCTCATCAAAGAACTTTAACTTTTCAGCATCAAATTTATTTTTTAAACTGCTAACTACACTGTCGCCATTTACATATAGCGGTGAGTTCATAAAGTTTACTAGTGCATTGGCTTCTTCTCTGTACTGAGGTAACCAATCATATCTTAATAATTTATCTGAAACCATCTTTTTCGCTGACTTCGGAAGTACTGGTGGCGATATCCATTTCGGATAGTGTACCGAATTATTCCAAATCTTAAAGTTAGGAAATGTAGTCTTAAAGTATTCGTGGAAGTCCGGCAAATATAAAATGTTCAGTGCGGTAACTGTGTGTGTTATTTGTACAAACACAGGGTGCTCACTGTTATGTAATTCATAATAGTAATCTAAATTTTGTTTTACTTCGTCCCACTTGCCTGGGTGCCTGAGGTACGTGAACTTATCTTCTACTCCGTCTATGCTAACACTAAATGCTATGTCCTTAAAGTTTTTAACCATCTTGTCTAGGAAATCTTTATCAGCAATAGTACCGTTAGTACTTAATGTTAATGCTACATTCTTTGACCTACCTGTGTCAATCAAATAATCCACAAACTGTTTGAACTCTTTCATATAGAAAGGCTCACCGCCCATTATTTCCATACGCATTACATCTTTAGTCCAGTCGTCCATTGTTTTCCAGAATGCACTACGCTCTATGTCGTTCATATTAATTTCAGCAGTTGTTTCCCAAAAAGGAATATTTCTGTCAATTGATTCTTCTCTCCACTTACTGCTGTAGTTTGTGTTGCAACTTCTACATTTTAAATTACATGTGTTATCAAATATTAACTGTACATCTATTAGTCTTTCAGGTTCAACGGAATAGTTAATACAATCATCGCCATACCATTCTTTATAATAGTTATTGTACTGCTGTCGTTTAGACTCTTTTCCGTTGCTCTCATCTACCCAACACGTCTCACAGTTAGGAATATCTTCGCCTCCACGAATTCTATTTCTCATGTTGGTCATTGTTTCGCTATTAAGTATTTCAAGCATCGAATGTTCACCTAGGTTAAAATCTTTGCCGTGTTTATCTTTAATTCTGTCTTTTGCAATACAGCAAGTTCTCACTGTGCCGCCAGGTTCATTACTAATATGACTCCATAGTAATGCACAGTATTTGAAATCCGGATCGAAATAATCCTTTGCATCAGCAGTGTCATACTCAAAACCGAACCTATTTATTTTTCGCGAAGTAGTCATAGTTCTCTAATAAAAATTTACTAACACACAGTCTTGTTCTGTGGTTGCCTCTGTTTATGCTTTTATATTTTGCTTCTTGTGATGTAGCAAACAATACGCAATTAGTTACCTCTAAGTCGTTGTGTAAACACAAGGCATAGTAGGCGTCATAGTATTTAACTGGAATGTAATCAGGGCTCCAGTTTAACATACAGAACACACCTATCTTACAGGCAAAGTTATTCACGATACCATTTTGGTTTGCAAACATTACAGGGTCGTCAATCTCATCACGCTGAAATCTTATACCTGCTCTAGCACCAATAATAGGAAATGTTTTGCCTAAACTAAATGTTACTTCTTCGATGCACTTGTGGGATAAATCTATATTTATATTTGAACACATACCAAAGTAAGCCATGTCTATTAAAACAGGAATATCCATTTTTGTTGCTGTTAGTAAAAAGTCAGTTAACTGGTTATGCTTACAGCCGGTATCACTAAACGGACAACTAATTATTAAAGCATCGCCTGGCTCTAGTGCATTATGTTCTGAAAGCCATTCCCAATCAAGATTCATTACGTTACAGGCAATCTTATGCATCATGAAGTCGCCTGTTGCTACTTTGAAGCGCCTGTTGTTATGTCTCATCATAAACATTTGAAATGCTTCCGATGTGCCGTTAGTAATACTTGCATGTCGATATAAGTCTAATCCATGTATAGTATTAAGTTTTGTAGAACCAATCCAGTCTCTAAAAACTGTTTTATATTCTTCTTGTATAAGGTGCTTACCATCAGCAACAAATATATCAGTTAATCCATCTTTGGTATATTCTTTTAATTTCTTTGTTATGTCTTCATCTTGTAAAGCATAGCCGCCTTTAAATTCTGCTACATCTACATTTCTAAGGTCAATACTTTCTCCGCATCGTTTAAATAGCGGGTTATCGTATTTAGGTATGTTCACTTCGTTATTACATACTTCAATCTTCGTCAGCATCTAACTCTCCATGTCCGTATTCAGTATCAATGTGATAAGGCTGGTTCTTATCATTGTCATACCAATATAAACTTTTATGTGGTGGATCTCTCCAATCATGTACACTGTCGCTGATATAATAAAATAGTCTAAAGCCTACTCTAAACTTATCCTCAGGACAATCTATCGGATTAGGATGTCCATGAAAGCCACGTTTGTGATATTTCCAAATTACAACATTGCCCATCTCTGGGAAGTAACTTACAATTTTATCTTTCTTCTCGAAGTCCCAAAATTGTAAATCTCCATTCCACTCTGGCTCCCATTCAGGAGTAAAATATAGAATCAAACTTAATGCCCTATGTGTTTGACATTGTTCATTCCAATTAAAGTCAGTGTGTATTTTTAAACTATCACCTTTATAACTTTTCATGTACCCTGCCCCCACAAGATACGGATCAGGGAGTAAATGACCTACGTCACAAACTTTGCTTAACCATGTCAAGAAAGGTTTGCTATGTAAGGCACTAACTACTGCTCTGGCAACTGGTGCCTCTTCTAAATCATTACACTCTTCCATATAACTATCAGCTCTTGTGAACGTTGTCCAAAATGCTTTAGGTATAGTTTTACTTTCTTCGTATAATGCTTTTGCTACATGCGGAGGAACAAAGTCCTCGACATGTAACGTAGGATAAGGCGGAGTATATCGATACTTCTCATTTAAAGAACGCATCTCTTCCTTCTTGCCCCACTTAGTAAAAATATAATCTAGTATTTCCTGATCCGTAATCAATTTACTCTCCCCTGGTGTTACCGTAATGTATAACAGTAATACCTTGAGCCTTAGGAGTCTTCCTCCACGGATCAATAACAACACTGCCTTCTGGGAAGGATAAGTCTGTGCCGTTACCCGTCTTAACAGTTAATGCAGTATCACAGTCTGTAACATTGTGATCACCGTACCACTTAGACACAAAGTCCAATTGCTCACCGTAAGTGACCTCTGGGTTATGTGCTAGTAAGTAAACTGCTGGTTGGCTTAATACTTCTGCTGTAGGAATATCTCCTGTTTGTTCGTCATAGTAGTAAAGGGTATTACCTGCTTTCTCTACATAATGACCTACGAGCATACTGCTAGAGCCTGCTTCGTATGGAACCATTGGCTTGTATGCTTTACCTACAATAATTATAGGCTTCTCATCATACATCTTACCTTGGAACATATATCCACTAGTGTGCTTGATAAGTTCCTTTGCCATGTTCTCTGCTTGTACTTCTCTACTACGCATTACTGCATCAAATAAGTCATAGCCTAAGTCCAAGTCCTCTGCCATCCAACGCAAGGCAATATTATCTCTAGGGTGGCAAGCACCACCATCGCCCATACCTGGCTTCATATAACCTGGTCCCATAATACGTCTGTCACTGTTAGCAAGTGCATCACATACAACTTCTGCATTGATGTTGCCTGCCTTTTGAGCAACGTCTTGAATCATGTTTACTAAACTTACTTTTGCACTAATAAATGTGTTATAGAAAACTTTGATACATTCTACTTCGTCCCAAGTACCGATAACATAGTTTGGTTCATTCTGCATAATTGTATCGTAAAAGTCTCTTAACTGTTTCGCATCACCAGTTTCGCTTCCGTCTTCTGTACCTATCATTACCATTTCTGGATTAACCATATCCCACTTGACTGTGCCCATAGCAATTAAGTATGGGTTGTAAATGAAACGTGCATTAGTAATAAGATGTACGAAGTCTCGTCTTACCGTTCCCGGTAGTACTGTTGATATAAGGACGACTAGTTGGTCTTTTGTTGCTACCTCATTCACCTGAGTTAGAACTCGCTTGACTGTACTATAGTCGAAGTCCTTATTTGGTAAATGGCTGGTAGGTGCTTTTCCATCATATTGCGGATCATGTGGAGTTTGTACTGCAATAAAAACAATGTCTTGTCCTTTTACAGCATCTTCCATCTCGTTAACCATTGTAAAGTTTTCAGGCTCTACCGGGTTAATATCATATCCAACAACATCATGTACTTCGGCGACCATTTCGGCGCAGGCTTGTCCTAACTTGCCAACTCCGATAAATCCGATTGAGGCCATGTTGTTCTCCTAAATTTTTAAATATGTGTGTGTAGAATTAACTACTCTTATATTTATCATCTAAGTTAAACAGTGTTTTAAAGTTGTGATTAAGTATTTCTTGCTGAGAAAACATTTTCTATAAGACGTTGTCTATATATGTCTCGGTTTTTACCTGACAGTGTTTTGTAATTGTATAATGCTATTTGTAGAATACGATCCCAATCATATGTATCTATGTTATTAATAATGTGTATAATATTATCATTCGTTTCTGCCCAGTCTAGACTTATGTAGTCGCCAAATATTTCTGTGTAGGGATTATATCCCATGTCTCTTAATGCGTCTAGAATATACCTACTACCATTTATAACAAACGGCATACCATACAAAATAGGCTTAAATGTTTTTTCTGTTATTTGTGTTATAGGATATAAGTCAGAGCCTACATCAGGAAATGTTTCCATACTGATCCACAATTTAGATTGTGTTACCCATTGTTGTTTAACATCTCTATCATTACATTGTAAGGGATTACTTTCGTATTTTGGATTTATTATATGTTTATCCCAACTACCTATTATATTATTTTCCACTAGACTGTTATTACAGGCTTTGAACCACATATCTAATCTGTGTGATTTAATTTTACCCAGTAAGCATGTAAAGTCATGCTTTTTATTATTATGCGTGTTATCTTTAATGAACCTTTTTATGTCAACGTCTTCTAACCATTCAGGTATAAGCCTGCTAGTATTTGCTTCTTGTTCCCAAATATTTGCATGTACCCAATTAATATCTGGATACTTTTTTGCCAGTCTTGGATCAACGTTGTCACTCACAATAGTAAATGATTTAGTATTGGACACCCAGTTAAACAGTGTGGGATCATCGTATACCTTGGGCAGGTAATCTAGTTGCTCAAAAAACGGTATGCCCGGTATCCATGGCTCAGCAGGATTAGTTATTAAAATATGTTTGTCTCTAATCCAATCTCGTTCTTTTAATGCATAAAAAAGGTGAGTCGAAAGTTCTAGTATATCTGTTGTGTTCTCTTTAGCATCGTCGTAATCAACAAGTTCTATGTCTGTGCCTAACAGTTTGTTAAGACTAAAGTGAGACACTGCTGTCCATGGACTAATTGGATCAAGTAGTGTGTTGATATCTGTTAGCCGGTCGATGTCAAACAAATTACTATTATGTCGAGTAAAATTTATTGTTTTAATTTTCATAACTTTACTGTCTTTTAAAATGCTGAGCGTTTATATTAAACGGGTCATTGTTAGCCATTAGTGTAATTAGTTTTTTGTTATGTTTTATTTTTTCCTGTACCTGGGGTGAAAAAAACTTTTCATGTATTTCTATTAGTGGTGTCTCTAGATAGTTAACTAATACTTCCTTTATAGCTTCCATACGCTCTCCGTCATCATGTATGTTGTCGAATGAATAGTCGAATATCTCTGGGAAAAGTTTAAAGCCTAATCCAGATATATGTTGATGAGAGTGGCGCAATCCCACACATAACAAAGGCAATTCAAAATAAAATGCTTTAAAGGTTTTCTCTGTTATAAATCCTGTGAATGAACTGTGCTCATACTCTCCCCAGTCATTTCCTCCACCAGATGTAGGATTGGTGTTTGAATTAAAGTATGTTTCACATGCTATCCAGGAATACGCACTTGATATAACTCTATAAGGAGGACTATCTTGGTTACGCAAAAATCTGCCGTCTCTGTGTCTAGAATAAGAATTAACTGCTTCCTTCTTTAAAAATATTCCTTTGTCTCTGTATGAGTAATATATGTCTCGTTCGTAAGGAGCAATAGTGTCTACTACTTGTGTGCGATGGGTTTTCGTAAAGTTATTTAAGCACACTAGTTTTTTAAATCTAATCTTGTTCCCTGTTTTATCTAGAATACTGTCGGGCCAAGATTTTTTGCCCGGACTATCTGATATGCGTAGAGGATATATAGTAAAGTACTGTACATCTGCTCCTTGCAAGACACGTTTATACTTTCTACAAATTGTCCAGTTAGCCATTAAAAATTTAAGACGGTCATACCCTATAGGCTCAAAATCCTTTGCAAGTTTCTCTGCTCTATCAAACTCTCGAAACTCATCTAGATACATATCCCACCCATTCACGAATGCTATGTGCAAGTTTTTGCAATTAGCATTAATAAACTCTTGTACTAATCCACTAAAGTCTATATTTTTATCGTTGTATGGATATGTAGATATACCCATGGTGTAATACATATTCTTATTAGGATATCGATTACAAAGGTCTTTTATTTGATCCCAATCATCTACAATAATAATCGAGCCGTAAAAATTTGTTCTCTCAAACTCGCCTTCTAAGAAGTGCGGACTTATACTAACGAAGTTTCTGTTATCGTCGCTTTGTCCTTTCTCCAAGCAAATGCCGCCTTGGTCGTCAGTAGTACAAATACTGTGATAGATATATAGTTCGCTTGTTGAAGATATATCCGGGTTGGTATTCAGTAGTTTGTCGTATGACCAAACTAAATGTTCTGATACTCCTCCTATTTCAATCATCTGCTGTTATGCTTCGGGTCTGTTCGTGTGTACCAATTATATAGTTCTTCGTCTGCACTGTATATGTCCTGTATAGTTAATGCTTCGCCTGGTGCTCCATCGTTTCGTATTTCTGCAATAGTTTTTTGCCACTGTCTGCCGTTAAAGAACTGTTCTTCGTGTGTGTCCGGAAACTGTTCTGCAAACGTGGGTGTATTTAATATTGCCTCTAATTGTGCTATCACTGTGCTTTGTTTTTCTGTAACTATAGGGCGTAAGTCATTTAGTAAACTGTTTACTATCCTATCTAGTATATGCCTAGGCCAACTCATAAAACTAAACACAATGTCAGGGTGGAATGCAAACATATTCTTTGTTTCTATTTTAACGTTAAGGTCTATAGCATACTGTACAAACTCGCGTAAGCCAAATAGTCCCGGGCCTGTTAGTGTTAAGTCCATTAACATTTTACTGTCACCGCCTGGACATGCAACACCTTCTCTAAAGTTTTTATCCCACTCTTCCCAAACTAATCCTGTGCGAATAAACTCTCCGATTTTTCCAATGCCGTCTATACTAGCACACATAGTCCAATCTTTTGCTTGTGGTAACCAGTCATACAAATAATTTTTACCGTAGCGAACTCTACTTAGATTACTGTTGTAACGTAAGTGTACTTTGTTTAAGTTTCCATCTTCGGCAAGTCTAGCCATACTTTTCCAATGTATATCATACATCAATGGCTCACCTCCTACCCAGTATATTTCTTCTACTGTGCCTGACTTAATGGCTTCCCAAAATTCTTCTTCTACTACTTCTTGCTGAAACTTTTGGATTATCTCTTTATTTTCCGGGACCATGAACGGCTGACTCTCCGGCGTCCAATGATCGTTCTGTCTCTTTTCTGTTTCCCATGCCGAGCTAAGTTGTTCACCACACATACGGCACTTAAAGTTACACAGATTGCTAACCCTATAATCAAAACTGATAGGGTCCATAGTTGTACTTCCATCATCGGTTGTCTCCTCAAAACATTTGTCTATCTTGTCTTCAAATAAGAAGCCTGTAAACCACTGACGATATGTGCTTTGACTTAGTATACTGTCATTACAAACAGCACATTGCGGAATAGTTTCTCCAGCAAGTAGTTTAAGGCGTATGTCTCTCATATACTTACTGTTCCAATGTTCTTTTAAACTTATCGGCTGGTAGTCTGCAATAGTGCCACTCTCTTTAAATAAGCCTGTGCTTTCATCATTACTGGCATCAATGTACTGCTTTTGAAACTGGTGTTCTTCTCTACTAGCACAGCACATACGTCTTTCAGACTGCGGACTAATATATGTATGAGTCCATGGTGCTGTACAAAAAACTTTGTTCTCTGATTCTGGGTGCATAGAACCATGCTCCCATTTAGGTTTAACTCTTTTCATCGACTGCTCCACCAAGTCCATCTGTCTCGGTGTCCCAACCTATACTGCTACCTGATTTACGTTTGATATTCGGATTGTAGTCTGGATCATCTTTATATTTTTCATCGTCGTAATCGTCATCGCTCTCACCTGTTTGACGTCCACGTACTTTCATTTCTACAACTTTAACTTCTCCATCCTCTGTAACAATACGTTTAGCATACAGTGTATTTGTTACACCAACACTATCCGGTGCTTGTATATCGTGGTCATCACTGATGTCTAAGACTTCAATACTGTCATACCATTCTGCAAGTCTTGGGAATGTTTCTTTAAAATTAAATCCTCGTCTTGCATCATACTGTTCATAAAATACTTTGAAGTCATGATGTAGTAAGTGTTGTTCTGCAGTATTTCTGTGCGGAGTCTTTACAACATCTAAGTATTCAATTAGTCTACTAATTTGATCTTGCTCCCACGGTTGCAATAATTCAGCGCCTGTGATTTCTGACTTCTCACCTTTTGCTCTAACGTTATCTAGCCAATCACTAATTTCATCATGATACATTTTACGCAAGTGATCTGGTAATGTTAACGGACTTTGGAAACTAGGAAAACGTAATATGTTCACACTAATACCAGGTACATGATGTCCGTACTTACGTTTCATTTCTAATGTCCAATCCCAAAACTGCGTGATTGTGTCTAAGCATAAAGCATTAATAGTCATCATACAATGTACACCTTCGAACCTTGCTTCACTGGCAAAACGTTCAAACTGTTTCGTCCATATGTCCCATTCCAGTCCGTCCCTAATGTACTCTGCTTGTGCGCCAAAGGCTTCATTACTAGTGTACACATGGAAGTGTTCAATGTGTTGTGTTGCATCGATAAACCTATCGAGCAATGCTGGCTTAGCCATTAAGTTACTGTTAATTGCCAAACGCATTTTATGTTTGTTCGGATCATCAGACTCTTTAAACCAATCAAACAACTTATAAATTTCAGGAGTCATTAATGGCTCACCGCCTGTAACTCTAATCTCTTCTAAGTCCTTACTTAGTTCGGGCCACCACTTCCAAAAAGCATCAACATAAGGATTAACATCACCGCGTTCAAACGGCTCGGCATACGGAGCATCATCAATAAAGTGACCTCTTGCATCACTCTTAATACCTTGATATCCACCATTAGTTCTAATATCTTTAACCCATGTACTACTAAATGCTGGGTTACAATAACTACATGCAAGTTGACATGTCCTATCAAAAGCAATTTCCATTGTTTTTAAATTAACATCTTCTTGCGGATCTAATGTTGCAATAAGATCCAAGTCATCGTCTTCGTAGATAACTGTCTTATAAACTCTGTCAGACACTGGCTCATTACCGTCTGAGTCTTGGCCCATGTCTTCTATCTTCCAACAGTACTCACACTCTTTTGGTCGATCACCTTTCTGCATCATATCACGCATCTTTTTCTTATGCCGTGTGTTATGAATAGCTGATGGATTTGTTTTAATTTCTTCTGTATCTATTTGGTGTGCCGGGGGATGATGGCAACTGGTTGTACCGCCATGGCCCAACCATATTGTTGCGTTAAACCACTTAGCTCCACAGAACGAATTACTAACAGGATCAATCTTCCGTGCTTTAAACTCTCTGTGTGTCTCTCCTACTTTTCTTACCATTACATATTCCCTACGTCAAAACTTAGATTTCTAACCTGTACATGTCTTTTTAGATCTATCAACCATTCGATTTGTTCTGCTACACTATCAGCTGTCATCATAAAGTCTTCTGCAAAGTCTTTAAATATTGCTGTACTGTCAGTGTCAACAAATCCCGGTTTGATTAGACTCACTCTACACTTTCCCTGTTTGTGCATATTGGCTAATTGTAAACTTGCCCAGTCTAATCTGGCTTTGTCGCTTACATAGGGCGTCCATTCTGCACTGTAACCCATTTGACTAAAGTTAGTTATACTGTCGCTACTAGTAGCACTCATATTAACTATTAGTCTAGGTTTATTTTGCCATTGCTCATACATCAAATACAATAACCTAACTTGGTTATCTGGAACGTATGCATTATTTATAAATGCATCAGCGTTCCATTCTACTGCTTCTTTAACAACTTTTTTGCATGTACTTACTTTCATTAAGTTGTAGCCATTGGACTTACTAAAGCCTTTAAGTTCAAAACCCCTGTCCTCTAAACGATTCCAAAGCTCTTTTCCTATACCTCTAGTGTGTCCTGTTATAGCAATTCTTTTAAGATGTGGCATGTGTATATTTACTCTATTGTGTTATTTATTCAAACAAATCTACGTTTTCCCATGGCATATTTTCTTTGCCAAAGTGTCCGTAGTTTGTGGTCCAACTAAGGTCTAAATTAAACAAATCAAACTTGTCTATGATACCTTTTGGTGTTAAGTCTACAAGTTGTCGTATTTCTTGTGTAATGTCGCTTCTGACTTCACCGTCAGCATATACATACACACTAGTTGGCTCTTTAACGCCAATAGCATAACTTAGTTGTACAGTACAGTTGTCTGCTTTACCTGATACTACAATGTTCTTTGCCAAGTAGCGAGCCATATATGCGGCTGATCTGTCGACTTTAGTAGGGTCCTTACCGCTAAATGCACCGCCACCATGTGGAGCATACCCGCCATAAGTATCAACAATAATTTTCCGTCCAGTAAGTCCAGTATCTCCATCCGGTCCTCCAATTACAAATTTTCCTGTTGGGTTAATTAAGTATTCGGTGTCATCGTCAACAGGAGCATTAACACCCTTCAATGCTATTTTAACAAACGTTTCGATTGTTTCTCTAGTAACATCTAATGAAAACTCTTCTGTGTGCTGACTGCTACACACTACTCTACTAACTCGTAGAGGAGTATTAATGTCGCTATATTCCATTGTAACTTGCGCCTTACTGTCTGGACCAAGCCACAATTCCTTATCTCGTCTTCTTCCTTCTAGGTATTTTAATATTGCATGACTGTAATATATTGCACTTGGCATGTGCGTGGGTGTCTCATTACATGCATACCCAAACATAATGCCTTGGTCTCCGGCACCAAAGTCATCTGTGCCTAATGCAATGTCGGGTGATTGTCCGTGTAGCTCATTGTAAACTTTTAGTGTGTCCCAATGAAAACCTTCTTGCTCGTAACCAATTTCTTTTACAGTATCTCTGACAATTTTTTCAATAATTTCCTTGTCAAAGTTATCCGATTTATATTCGCCCGCCAACGTTACCATGTTGGTAGTTACAAGTGTTTCGATTGCCGCTCTATGAGTGGCGTTGTTGTTTAGTAAGTAAGTAGCAACTCTGTCTGAAATCAAGTCTGCTATCTTATCTGGGTGTCCAGTACTAACACTTTCGCTCGTAAATTCGTACATTTATTTCTCCGTTATAGTTTATATAGAATAGTTATACTATCTGACGAATAAGCCTTTAAGTTCTTTGCCTTTAGCCATGTCGCCGTTGAACGTCATTTTGCCGCCCATTACCAATGATATAGGATTGCCACCTGCTAAGAACATTTCTAACAACGTGTCCTCATTAACAAACCCAACAGTGATATCTGATTTGTCTAACTGCTTGTGTGCAATACTAAATTCTTTGTCGTGAATACTAACAGAAAATTTACCGTTAGTCTCACTAATAACATTAATATTAATGTCAATATCAATACCATCTGCTTTTTGTACTTGGAAGTTTTCTTCCAATTGTGTTTTAATTTTATCGTAGTCTAACATTATGTGTTCTCCTCTTGTATTGTGTTTACTCTAACAATGCATCTGCTTCCTCACAGATAAACCAGAAGTCGTGCATCTCTGGAAATGTTGCTAGGAAGTTTGTGTTTCTTCTTATGTCATGTTCTGTAAAAAATTTATAAAAATCTGCTCGGTCTCTTATTAATTTTTCATTTGATAACTCTACTTTCATAAAATCTAAATTTCTTTTTGCTTTTGCTATCTCAAAATCCTTGAAGCCTTTGTAGTCGACATAATCCTCATTGGCTTTGTTCTGCTCCATAAAGTCAATTGCTTCTTGCATATATTCTTGATACTGCCCAGGTAGTACTTGTATACTTTGCCACGCAGGAGCTCTGAGTAATGGAATGTCAAACCATATACGTTGCTCTGGAACTTCCCACCCCATTGCGTATTGATTCTCTTTACTCCATTTTTCTCTAAGCTCTAAAATTCCCTGCAAGAATTCTTTGAAACTTGTTACACTTAAACAATTAAATGTGTTAATAAAATTGATACTAGTGAATCTTGTTTCGTCTAAAAATCTATGACAGTTGCTCCACACAGTCCAAAAGTCCATACCATTACGCATGTACTCTGCTTGTTCGCCCCAACCATCTAAACTACAGAATACACTAAAGTTATGATATGCTTTATCATTGTATTCGTATATGTATGTGTAACTGTTATTGTCTTGTTCCTCACATTGTCCAACTTGCATAAACGTTTGTGGTATTTGTTCACGCTCTATAACTGGTAGTTCGCTGTCATGATAACGTTTTGCATCAGCACCTATAATAGAATGTTGCCATGTCTGCCAGTCAGTGCCGTCTAATGGATCAGTAACATATACCTCAGCACCATGTTGTACGTTGTCTAACTGCTTAACTGCATCTAAAAACTTAACAAACAATTTATCGTTGACAGGACACATGTTTGTTGTTATACTTAATTCTAAATCTTTATTTGGATTATCGTATACATAATCAAGTACCTTAAATGTATTCTTATCCATTAATGGTTCACCGCCTGTCATACGAAACACTCGTAGTGTTTTATACATCTCGGGCCACCATTTCCAAAAAGCAGTAACGTATGGGTTAGCATCCTGACTTACTTTAAGTGGCATAAGTCCTTTTTTGTTTAAACTGTTTATGTTGTTATGCGGTGCTGTAGTTGGATACTCACCGAACTCGTCAATCTCTTCTTGCCATGCAGTACTTAAATGCGGTGAACAATAACTACACTTAAAGTTACATGCTTGGTTAAAGTTTACTTCTACATAACGTGGATTGATGTTACCACTAGCACCAGCATCCATAATATCTTCTTTACTTTCCTGTGCCCAGTATTCTCCACTGCGATATACCCTATCACTTCTGTCGCCTTGGTCTTCGATGTTCCAGCAATAACTACAACCGTCAGGCCTCTCACCTTTAAGCATTTGTCTTCGTTGTTCTTTCTTCTCTTCGGTGTTATGTAGTGCCGTAATATTTTTATCTAATTCATCTAACGGAATTTTATGTGTGGGAGGGTGATAACAACTGTGTGTCATACCATTCGTTAAATGCATAGACACTTGACTCCACTTAGCATAACACATGCTAGGACTAATATTGTCTAGTTGTTTTTTTGCCTTATCTGCGGCTTGATCGTATATGCTCATTACCAATTGTGTATATTGCCGGCTATGATAAAGAAGCAAGTGATAAAGTTTACGCCAACAATAACTGTGCGTATTAAAGCAATCTTGTCTGCTTCTGAATCCGTTGCGCCTTCCTTTTCGCCTATAGCCTTGGCCCATAGTCTCCAAAGTTGCTTCATTGAATTAAACCTTTTTCTAGTAAATCTTGAATTTGTTTTTCTCTAATCATTGCACCCCAACGCCTAGGATTAACATAAGTTTTCTTAAAGAATCTACACATCTGTGGGTTAGGATCAAACAACATCATTTCATTAATATCGCTGTTAAGTTCTGCTCCCAAGTCTTTGATTGCGATCTCTAACATTTCTTTATTCCATGTTGCTTTAGAGTATCTACATACTTCGTCTCCAGGGAAACGAGGTAATACATCATTATTAAAAAATGATTTAAACCAATCGTAGTCCGATATTAAATTGGTATCCCAATCACTTAACACAGTCATTTTACAACCAAGTCTTGCACCATACATAGCCCATAAGCCGTTGTCCACATCACTGCCTATGTTACACCATGTTTGTAATCTGTTATAGTTACCGTACCATATCTTATCTTTGAATTCGTCCGGTCTAACTCTTGCACCTTGGTCAGTACTCATCTTTACACCTTCTCTAAACCCTGCTCTAAAGGCTTGGAAAGGACTTGCTGTTTGATGTACTTCACTGAACGTGTCGTTGAGTTGTATGTAATCTAACTTCCAACAAAACTCCATGCCCTCACCGTCTGTCGCGGCTTCATGTGTGTTGATGCTTTTAGTATATTCAGTAGGCCAACATTTAAGTCCACCGTTACCATACACTAATCCGTTGAGAATGTTTTTAGCATTCCAACTAAAGATGCATTTGCTTATGTCATTGCCATCATGGTCTGTTTCAGGTACGTCAAGTTCCTGTTCAAAGAAATCGTCCATTACAATGTTATCACCGTCAACTGTGATAAAGCGATCTGTTTCTGATTGTTCAGCACATGCCTTATGTGCGGCATCGAAGCCTGTAACTCCGTGTACTCTTTTTGCCCAAGGGACTTTATTTAATAAGTCTGCCCAATGTTCTTCACAGTTGGGCTCGTCGTAACTGATATAGAATATATCAAGTTCGGTAACATCAATTTTTGCCATGTGCGTGTCCTGTGTTTTGCTATGCACATATTTATCTTATTTAATGCTGTAGTTCTCGAAAATCTTGTGAGTGTACACACTATATGACTCGGGTAGTGTATCTTTATGCTTTACTTTTGCTGTATCGCTGTTTGCAAACTGTTCTACATTAACAACAACACGTTCTATTAATATATGCGGATCTCTTAAAGGTGTAACATAAAATACTAACTGCTGTTTTACTTTTAGTGCCTTACTTTTAGTGATCTTCCATTCTTTCTTTGTTGTAGAAAACTGTATATCGAAATCTTTTGATGTTGCTGTTATTTCGGATAAAAAGTCTCTACTTGCTTTAACTTTTTCCGATTCAAATGTTTTTAATTTAATATGACACACATCATGTTCATCTTCTTCTATCATAAACTGTGCTACACTCTTACCACCTTCGGTGATTTGAACATCTGTTGTTTTGAACATATAAGTTTTACATTCAGGATATAAACTCATATCAGGCACTGTTAGTCCTTTATATACTATGTCGCCTTCGTCATTGTATACCATGTGCGTGTGCTCTTGTTGAGCTTTTACTACAGCACTTAAATTGCCATCTAATTCTGTTTTTGCTAATGCAAGCCTTTCACCTGGTGTCATTTGTTTACCTCTATTTCCATCTGTTGTATTTTATCTTTTGTCATCCATGCTTTGTCCACATAGTGAAAAGGCTGAGTGATTTGAAAGTTGCCTATCTTAAAGTTATTATATGATTTATAGTATGTTGGAATACTGTCTGTCCAGTTATCTTCTATTTCGCTAGTGGGAATATTTTGTATAAAACTTTTCATATGCACAAACGTAGGCAAGTCTGTTATATGATCCATTGTGCATTCGTCTTCTATACCTAGTAATTGTATTGCTAAACTAAATGCCACATCGGCACTTAACCAATCTGGTTTGCCTTTAGGCATATATTTAAAATAAAACCTTTCCCAATTTTCAAAGATAATTTGTATCATTTTAAACAGTTCACTTGCTAAGTCACTTTTCTTAAAATAAAAGAATGCAGTATATACATTAGGCATCTTGTTTCTTTTCATGTCTAATCTATAATGCATATCAACTGCTAATTCGTCTCTGTATGTTTTTACATTTGTACATGCCCATACATCTCTAGTAGACAAGTGGTCCCACCAATGACTTACATCAAACGGAAATATCATGTCTGTGTCTAGTATCACAGTCTCTTCGTAAGGAGACATATAATAGTATTTCCATTTATTATTAATTTTCCATTGTGCATCTGCGGCATGGTCTTCCCATGGTATATCTACAATATGGTCAAACGCACGTTTGTGTTTAGGCTGTATTAATGCTTTAGTCTTGGCATCTACACACACCGTAAGACTGCTTATAGTGCCCTGTGTTAGTTTTAAATTCAATGCGAGTGCATACGCTTGTTCTAGATAATCAACCGTGTCGTTGTTTTGTGCTATTACTATGTAGCCTTTACTCATTTGAGCTTCTTCTGTATCCATTTTATAGCCGCATATATTGTTAATCCATATACTGCAAATATTGTTAGTGGTACTGCCATATTAAGTATAACATCTATATCCAAGAACAACAAGTCCTTAGTAAAGTCGATGATTGCTTCTGCATCACCTTGTGCTGGCTGTACTGTTTCCGTTACATAATCATACTCCATACCAGCATCCATCATCATTGTGTTTAGTGCATCTTCTGTTAAACACTTGTAATATTGCTCCGGGCAATCTCCGACACCGCCATATCCTGTGCCAACTGGACTACCAAATATATCTGTGCCACCGGCTTCTAATTCTGCCTGTGTTTCGCCAGTTACACCAATCGGCACTGTGTTGTATGCATCGTCACCGACTGTGTGTCCGTGAAATGTTAAATCTTCATCATTCATCTAATTTCCTCCATGACTCTTTAAACATGCAGAATCTTCTGTTACCGTCTTTTGTCTCGTAAACAAACTGCATTGATAAGAGTTGTACTACTTTGCCTTCGAACTTACCATTCAAAGTGCAAGTGTGTTCTATATTGTCTCCTAAGTTAGGTGTCTTTGTTGCCATTATACTGTCTCCATCATTCTGTCAACTAGTGGATGTATGCCTTCTTCATAATTAAATGTGTGGTAACGCAAATAATTTTTAGAATGCTCAAAAAACTTCCGCTGATTAAATTCCAACTTTTGCTGTACAGAATCACTGTAAAATAACTTGTGCAATTCCTCTGCAGGAGTTTCTATTATTTTACTTATTTGTTCTTCTACTTTACTTAGTCTTTCTTCTGCATCTAGTATGTCATCGTATGATTCGTCGAAGAATTCGGGAAAACTTTTAAAGCCTAATCTCTTCCATGTTTTCAAACTGCCTGGCAGTCCACATATCAGCATTGGTAATTTAAAAAATGCAGACTTTAATGTTTTCTCTGTAATGTATGCATACGTTATATCGTCTGTGTGTAATCTACTAGAGTACGGACTATGGTCGTAATTAAATACTTCCTTATGGTCAAAAAATGTTTCGGTGCTAATATAAGTGTATGCAGAGTTCATCATTTCATGCTCAGGTCTATCCTGTAACTCAGATTGAGTAATCCTGTTAGAAAATGGTGCATCGCTTGTGTCTCTCTCCCAGTATGTGTACTTGCATTTATCCTTATGTTTCTCACATAAATTAACAACGGCAGTTCTGTGATCTTTTACAATATTATTAAGTGTTAATACATGGTATTGCTTTTTATTATCTGTTTGTTCATAAACAGTATCACGGGCTAAGTTGTTGTAAATCATTCTAGGAAAATATATAGAATAATAGTTTATTGTTGCTTTAGGCAATGCTTGCCTATATAAATCGACTACATCATAATTTACTAAATCCATAATAATATTTTCTTGCTTTACTTTCTGTGTAGCATTTATGAACCATTCTATTCTCTTTTGCTCGTTGCCTCCATATAAATCGTAGCCGTTTGAAAAACGCCATTTTAGATTATCGAAGCCAGGTGTTCCCACATACTGATCTATTATTCCTTCTAGTTCGTCGCAATCAATGTCGTACCATGGATACACCCTAAAGCCTAAATCAATTATGTACGATACTGTATTTCTTCTTGCATCTGCTTCCATCATTTGCTTCAATGTAAATGAGGTAACTTGACGTAACTTTATATCATACCCATATTCTGTTAATTTAGTAAGCACTTGGTGGTCATAATTGTGTGTACAAATTTTATTATTGAACTCTCCTAAATAGAACATGCCCCTATCTTGCATCTGTGGTTTGGGCGTAAAATAATGCACAAGTTTTTCAATCACTGCACGTTCCATTCCATGTTTTCTTCTAATGCATACTGTACGCCATGTATGTAATCTCGATCCTCTTCGCTAAGAACCTCCCATGCAAACGTTACCTTATCTAGTAAGTCGTGTACTTTTTGCGGGTCTGCAAGATGTTCATTTGCTTCCATGATACGTTGTATCTCATCCATCCTGTTGTTTAATTTATCTCTTAGGTTAGACATACTGTAATAACTCCTTGCTTATTCTGTTTATTGCCCACTTGTTCATTACATGAATATCCAGTCCCCGCCACTTACATAACATAAAGTCGCCTAAACTTTTTGGTTTCTCGAGATAAAAAATAAGTTCATTTAGTGCCGGAGCACTGTGAACGTCATCTGTATCAAAAGTTTTATATAAGTGCGGGACCGGAAGTTGTGGAATACCTTTGTCTACGAAACCACCTAGCATGTGTGCCGCGACACTAAAACTGTAGTCATTTCGGTATAGTTGCCCAGGCCATTTGTATACGTCTTGGTAAAATTCTCTGTTGTCTCTAACATGCTTAACGGTCTCAAACATTTGTTCTGCAAATTCTGTTTTACGAAAATACACCACAGTTGCCCAATACATTGTTATGCCAGTTGGACTTAAACGTCTTAGTGTATCGTCAGTACGTTCGGTCATTATATCTTCGTATGACCAGTTCATCATAAACTCGTTGTCATGTCCCCAACAACTATTCAAGGTGTTGCTTAATATTAAATAATCAGCGTCTATTAGTATAGTTTCGTCGTAAGGTGATATATTGTATGCGTCACATCTATCAACGTTGTAGAAGGGCAATGGCTTGCTTGTATGGCTGGTATCTTTGTACAGTCTGGTATTGGAACGTTTAAAGTTTTTATCTTTTTCTGTAATTACAATATTAGATACTGCATCGTGTACAAAGTCTTTGCCTAGTTTTTCTGTTGTATAATCGTAACTGTGTTGGTTTGTTACAACTGTGATGTCATGTATGTCGCAATTTTTTTTGATTAGATATGCATTTACTACAGCAAGTTTAAGATAGTCTATTTCCTCATTGTTATGAGCAAACATTAAAAAGCCTTTAGTCATCTAAATCTAAATCTATCAACTTATGTACTTTTCTACTTTTCCTCAACTTAGTGTATTCTGCGTGATATTCGTTAGTTGCTTCAAAGTACCTTGATAGAATTTCCTCTAGAAACTCGTCTAAATCTTCGACTTGAATTGGATTGTTATAAACATCCAGCAGTACTGCATTGTCATATCCTTTGTCCATTAATAGTTTAACAAACGATATAAGCTCTTGTGATATTTCAAACGTACCTCCATTAAGACTGTAACTTAACAGTGTTTGAACTTTTGCCTTCAAGGCATTGTGTTGTACATTAAGAGTTGTTCTGTAGTTCGCGAACTCTAATGCTTTAGTTAGTTTAGACGACATAGTCATATTTATCAGTCAAAAAAAAGCCAGTTACGATGAACTGGCTTTTTAATTTGTTTAAATTTTATATACCATTTGTGGTACTAAAAGTTGGTGCAGATATAACAACACCGTTATTTGCACGTTTAGTTTGGATAGTACTTGATATTGTACCGTCTACACTGTCAACGTATCCAACACTATCGTCACTGTTACCGTCGATACCGTCAGCACCAATACCATCGCCTAATGCGTGGTCGTCTCTCATTGTAACTGTGAATGTTAAAACAGTTGGGTTAGTTGTTGAATTCACTTTCCCTTCTATTCTATAATAGTTACTTGCATACGCACCTGAACCATACTTAATATATAGTTGCTGATTACTTGTGGACAATTCATAAAAACCTTTACTTGCACTTGTACCTGTTGCACCTGAACTAGATAAGTTGTTTAAATCAAATGTTAATGTTCCCATTGCACTTAATAATGCTGTCCAGTTTGCATTCTGTGAACCAATTGTTCCTGCGGCACTACCTGATGTACCACCACTTCTTGCGCCTGTGAATAATACTTTGCCACCTGCATTAAAGAATGCTCTACAATGTGCTTCACTGCTGAATGTCAAAGTAAATATGTGGTCAATAGCTGGTGTACCTGAACTACCCCATCCTGTTGTTCTTGAACTTGAACCTGCGGAATCTGTTGTTAAACTTCCGTTAGGTACATTTAATCTACCGTCAAAAACATCTTTAACATCATCCATTAAGTTAGACCAATCACTTGCTGTCATTGAGTCACCTGCAGAACTATCTGAAGATGAACTAGAATTAAGTGAATGTCCTACGAATGTTGCCAGTGCCTGAACCTCATCCTGCAGGTTCTTATATCCGGTTGTACTATCAACTGCTTGGATCGACGATCCTGAAGTAGCATTTAAACTACCTGTTGATTGATTGTAACCCCATGTGTTACTGGCAGTATAAGTGCCAAGTGTGATGTCATTGGGTGTGCCTAACTGTCTATAAACGTTAGCCACCATATTATTGAAATCAGCAGTACCAATTGTGTCACCCGTTACGACCTGAGTCATATTAGTTCCACCTGTTACTGTTAGTGTTGAGCCGCTTGGCATAATCTTCTCCTACGAAATTTATTACTACTATTTACCTTATTTAACTCCGATGACCGCTTCTATAGTTCCTTCATCGCCGTTATCTTTATCTTCTAATGATCTTCCTATAACTGCTTGTATCGGAGTCTCTTCGTCTGCCGCCCATGCTAGTCCTGGAACATCACTTGATGTTAATCTTTGTCCTTTCTTAACCTTACCAATTACTTTAACTGGAACTCGTCCTGCTAATGCTACTGGAACACCGTCTGCTTGACTGTTCATTAAGTATGCTGGACTAGTAGATACTACACCAAATACTTCAATGTCTGCATGTTCAGTTGTCATTGTTACTTCAGCTTCACCGCCTATTTTAACAACTGTGCCTGCTTCGTAGTCCGTATCAGCTGAATATATCTCAGCCAAATCCGCAAACTGTGCCGAAGTTGCTTCACCGTCAAATGTCGTTGCTGTTACTGTTCCACTAAACGTACCGTTAGTACCGCCTGTAATTGAGCCGCCGTTAATACTAAGTGCTCCATCAGTAACTGTACTACCTTGAACAGTACCAGCGAATGTGCCTGTTGTACCGTTAAGTGTAGTTATGTTACCTGTTGCAATTGTGGCTACACCTGTTAAGTTTGCAGTTACACCGTCAAATATTGAACTGAATACTGTGCCAAACTTTGTACCTGCATTACCTAACGTTGCTGAGTTATCAGCCGCCAATGTTGCGCCATCTAATGTTTTGTTACTCATTGTGGCTACACCATTTGTTGTGATAACTGCGTCACCACTAACATCTACTACAATAGCACCTGTTACAGGATTTCTTAAATCTCCGTAGAAACCTAAGTTATTAGTCCACACATTGCCTTCATTAACAACTACGTTTGAAGCCCAAACTTCATCAATTGGTGCTGAGTTAGAACCAAATGTTTCTACGTTTAGACCACTAATGCCGCCGCCGTTTGCAAGTGTAATATTAGATACATATAAGTTATCAACAGGAGCATCACTTTCACCAATGTCTAAAACAACACTAGTTGAACCGCCTGTTTTTGCTTTCTTGATGTACTGTGACGTACCTGATGCTGGGTCACCAATAAATATAGTGTCAACGTGTAGCTGACTAAATCTTGAACCAGCCGCACCCAACGTTTCGTTATCTGTTGTTGTAGGCACATAGCTCTTACCCTCATGGATAATTGCGTTTGCATCTACTTCACCTGCACCTGTTAGAATAGCATTTGATCTATCAGCCTGTGTTGCCACGTTTGCCAATGCAATAGCCGTTGATGCATATTTGTTTCTAAGGTTTAAACCAGGCTTAATAACACTTCCGATACCATCTGAATCTGTCATTTGTGAATATAAGTTTGTGTCTGCTAAACCTTCAATCTTCCATGATAGGGCAGAATCAATAGTAAATGCCGCATGGTCACTGAATATAGCCATGATGCTCTCACCACCACTAAATCCTGCTAAACCATTGTTGCCGTCATTCACATACATAAGTGCTAATACTGAATGGAAAATACCATCATCGCCTGGTACATACATACTTCTAAGTCTTGTACCATAAGCACTTGGACTACCTACATTAGATGTTCCACTGTATTCGTTTGACACTTTACCTGCATACGAAGTATCTACAAAAGTAGTTCCGTTATGCACTTTTAATTTGTCGTCCACTGTATCAAAGTAAGCAGTACCTGAATCTACACCGCCGCTAGGTGCCGCCGCACTTACTGTGATACTCATTCTTTGCCAACCAGATCCGTCATAAACTCTCATCACGTCTTCTGTCTTATCATACCAAATCTGACCTTCTAAAGGAATATCAGGAGTTGGTGCTGATGTACTGGCAAAGTTTTCTAAATGTCTTATAGAGTTTTGAACAAAATATTGTCCATATCCCGATACATTTCTACCGACCAGTGCAACGCTGAAAGAAGAGTTAACCTGACTAGCGGCTACGTTGATGGTCTTCGAACCATCTGTATTTTGTACTGAATAAGTCATTTGTTTTTATCCTCTATATTAATTTAACTGTACTCTGACAGTATATATTATTTCTATTGTTCTGTTTGCACTCTTTTGAACTGGGTGAAATATTACATGTGTTAACAACTTACTATCCGCTGGATCTGTTGCATAACTTAGTAAACCTAGTTCGTCAAAAACATAAGTTCCTTCGTTAGTAGTGCTACTATCGAAGTCGTCCTGTCCCGCAGGCTGATTATAGCCTAACGTACAAGTAATTTTTAAATCTGTAAAACTAGTACCTGTGATTATTTCTATCTTGTCTGTACTAGTATTATTACTTACAACTTTCTCATAAGTTCTACTGTACAGAGTGGCACTATTTTCAAATGATTCACTTACCCTCGGTGCTTTGTAAATTACTTTACCTGCAGAGTCAACCGATGTTGCTCCGTTACCAAAAGCCATAAAGTGAATGTATGCACCTGCTTGGTTAGTAAGTGCATTTGCAATCATGTTAGCCATATTACCGTAGTGGATGGCGTTTCTCTTATTGATAAGTTCCTCACCGGTATCTACATCTCTAATCAGGATATGTCCTGACATCTTGATACCTGCTTGTTCGTCTATCGGCTTGTCATTTTTCATGTCAATCTCGGCTTTATCATTGCTGTTGTTCATATTCTTATTTATCACTTTTCATTATATATTGTTTTAATTCTTACTCAAAATTGTGCAAAAAGTCAATTATACTTACATTTGATTTAAGTACCGTACCTTTATCAGTAAGACTGCCTGCTTCTTTCTGCTCTTTATCACCTGAATCCCAACCATTAACTTCATCTATGTCAAAGGATGGTAGTGTGAAATTCTCTACCTCGTTTGAAGTAGGCTTAAATGCACCCGCTACATTGGCATTAGCAAATGTTACATTACTATTATCTTCTAACCAACTAGAGTCAAAACCATATGTAATATTGCCTGCATCACCATCATACGTTACGTTTGCATAGTTTACATTGGCACTAGTTACTGTTAGGCTACCATTACCATCCCAATCGTCATCAAACGGTATAGTGTCGTCAAAGATTTCAACTGGTTTAATCCAATTAAAGTCTTCCGGATCTCTGATTAACTTACCATTCGCATCACGCAATCTAATGTTCTCAGTTTCTTCACCGTTATACACATGTGCGCCTACTTGAATAATTGTATTAGGCGTAGTACCTTTTGTTCCTCTTATAATACCAGATATAGAATTAGTGAGTGTGTTTACTTGTTCGTACTCTATTCTCTCACCATTAATCCAAATAACTGCTCTGTCTTGCTTAGTAGCTCTCGGTAACTTACTAACATCAGCAAATATAATTTCATTATCCCAAACTTCTAGTTCTGTTGCTACTGTTGTTAACGGTGTAACATTACGTCTGTAATATTCTGTATGGCCAAATATGTCCATGAATACCATAAAGCGTACATCTGTACTGTCTTGGCTAATTTGGACATTACCCTGTGTAGTAACATCCATTACTAGTGTTTCTAGTGGTTGTACAACTACAAGTTCTTCTGGTCTATCTGGACCGTACTGTGACTTCAAGAATGTTACAGAATCGAAACCGTATACTGTTTGATCGTCAACTCTATAATTAACATTACCTTGTGTGTCTTCGTCAAATATGCCTATGAAGTTGTTAACTTCTACTTCTCTATCAAACAAGCCATCGTCCCAACCAAAAGTATCAAAACCTCTTGTGTCAGTATAATGTGTTGTGGGATGAGTTCCAGGAACAACATCAGTAAATATATTTCCGTCTAACTCTTGTCCTTGGAATGTTGCATGTACTTTGCTCTTCACTAAGTTTAGTGCTGTTGTTAAATTACCACTGTTAACCATATCAGTTACTAAACTAATATTTGTAGTTATAGCAGTATTTGAACCTGCACCTACACCATATGCTAAATCAAATGCATTAGTTACTTCTGTACGGACTGCTGGGTTAAACTTCCATAAACGTTCTGGTGCTGTCCACTGTAGTGAAGTATTTGATATTGAAGTATTGGAAGCAGTTTCTACAGCAACAATATTCTTAGCAATAGAAACATTCATAGTTTCTAGAGTTGGATCAAAACCGTCTATATACTTAACTTCTATCTTGTCACCGTTGTTTGGTAGCCCAATTGCATTATTAACATTTGCGTCATTACTAAATGATATGAACGAGTTACCAACATCAACGGCATAATTAGTAATTGTTGCTCCGGCGCTTGTTGAAGTTTTATCAACCTTCTTGCCATTTACAAATATCTGTAGTCTATCCGAATCTTCTACTGCAAAGTTTAAGTTAAACACAGATGCTGTTCCGTCTGCAATAATAGTTTGCACTGCACCGCCTGTGCTGTTCTCATACAATGCACCTTTAACTCTATCAAACACAATTGTTTGATCCAAGCTTCTTATTTTAGAAGGTGTAGAGCTAAAACCAGTATAGTCCTTGTCAGTATTAAGCACCACTAAATCATCTGCATTGTTGGAATCTAATATTCTAACAGACTTTGTGTCTTCATCATAAAACGGAGGCCTATCAAAGTCAGATGTACTGCCGGACATTATTTCTACTGGTGCTTTTTTAATATCGCTATAGTTTCTAATTTTACTACTGTAAGGTTTCACTTCATTAAAGTACTCAACTGCTTTATCAAAGTTATCAATCTTAAATCCTTTAAATGGTATTAAGTCTGTTTCTTCTTTAACAATTTTCAAGTAAGTCGTCTTAAATGCCCAATCAAGTTCTCCTTGTTCTGCGTATGCATACTTTAACATTTCAAAGAAGAACTTGTTCCAATGTACTGCGTATGTGTCAACAAACACATGTTTGTAAAGCACATCTAGTATTTGTCTAACTTCTTTACCTAATGTTAGGCTTTGTCCTGAACTGTATACACTCTTAACCCAACGTATAGTTTCATTTTCCATTGCAATTAACTTAAAGGTATCAGTTTTCTTAGTGTATTCGTAAAGTGTATACCTTGTAGAATCATTCTTCTGTACTTGTATAATACTCTTGTCTAGTACATTTTGTAATAAATCGAACTGTTTTGTATCAGTAACCTTTCTAAGTGGCTTGTATGTATTATCGTAATATATTACAGCATTATTAGTTTTGTCTGTTCTTAGATGCTCATACCAGTTTACTCTTTCTATATAAGAGTAGGCTGTTGGCAAGTTGTCTCTCCAATTTAAGAATGTTGATTCCATCTGTATTTGCTTGAATATGTCATTTAGAATAACAAACATTTGCTTTCTTGCTTTCTTAATATCTTTAAACATTGTTTGTCTAGGTCTAAACTTAGAGCCGTATCTTTCGGAAACACTAAGCCCGGAACCAGGTACTGCTTGATCCAATGCATTAAACCCTGCTAAACTGTCAATCAATTTAACACTTAAATTGTCTGGTATAGTTCCATCTCTATCTCCTTCGCCCGCTAATGACCAACTGCTATGCTTTTGTGCATTTTCAGTATCCTTACGTTTAAAGTTTACACTTAATATGCTATCGTCTGTTTTAATCAATGAGCCCATGGTATTAACAACCAATCCATCAGGTGATATAATACCTGTATATGGAACTCTTTCAGCATCTAAATTCTGTAGTAGTCTGGTTATTTCAGCAACGCTTCTTTCTTTTTGGAAGTTCACTCTAGCCGCATCAGAAACAACTGTTAAGCCTGTTTGCCAGAAGTAATAAAACGTTTGTGGTTTTCCATTTATATCTGGGTGTACTTCCGTTATATAGTCACGTGATGTTGTAGGTGCAGTTAAACTTTCTACCCATTCATAAATTACTACTCTACTACCTGGGAACATCTCTCCCCAATTTTGTGAGCGTTCGTAATTGTTATAGCCCAATGATCCATATGTACCTAAACCTTGCTCATACCATGTATAACGTAATGTTGATGTATCCCACCATCTCAGACCTACATCTTTTTTGCCGTATTTTACTTTACGAGGATCGTATACAACAGGGTCTCTTTCGGTCTTAAAGTCAATTTCTTTACCAATAAATCCTGGTAGTATACCTTTAAACGGATCGTATAAGTCCACATCAAATTCTTTTTCAGCACTTGCTTCATCATATGTGAATACGTCTCTGATAAATTTAGTATCTACTAATTTCTCTTGCTGTCTTATTACCGTATTATTTTCTAAGTATGCCCACTTACCTGTGTTTTGATAATCGTCAATCCATACGTTACTTAAATTTGAAACATCAACCTTAATGGCTCCGTTTGCATGTAAGTCATTACCGATACGTTGACTCTGTAATGCATAAGCATTAACATGCATTGCACTAACATCTGTTGCAGTAATATTGATAGGCGAAGAACCATCTAATCTTCTTAATTCGTATTTGTACAACTCACCGGATGCTACTAAGTCACCTATAGAACTACTAATACCAAATGGGTTAGTGCTCTTAAATCTAATACTCTTATTTGCATCTGGGCCTGTTCCCGAAGCAATAGCATTACCATTTATGTCGAGTCCGTCTCCGTTAGGGCCGCCTGTCTTGTCTCTATTTCCGGACCATGCAGGGCCACCTGAAACGACATCAATGATTGGCGGTATCTCTGGTATATATGCTCCTTCGTCTATGTTCATTTCTTTCAGCATACCAGGTTCACTGCCTTTGATATCAAAACCGTCACCTTCTTCAGTGGTGATTATAATACCTGGAAGTCCTCCGCCGGTTTCTAATGAAGCACTGAAGTATGGGAAGCCGTTAGGGTCTTTAGTACTGTGATCGTTAATATAATCTACTAGGCTTTGTTCGTAATTCTTACCTTTTTGTACACCTTCTGTTAATCCCATGTCTTGGATTGCTGTGCCTTTTTGTGTGCAATCGCCTATTAATCTTCCTGTTAAAAATACCCTTCCGCCTTTGCCTTGGCTTCTTTGTACCGGTGGAACTGATCCAACTCCCGCCGGACTAAATGCTAAACCGCCGCCAGCACTTGCCTGGCCATCGTTATTTAATTTCGAAACATGGTATTCTAACGGAACACCACTGTTAAGATCACCTGGGAATGTTTGGTATAGTCCTCTGTTTAGTATTTTTAACTCTAAAATAGCGCCGTCATCATCTACGTCTGTAACTTTAAATACTGCAACTTCTTCCTGATTAGAAGGTGCATCAGCATTAAAAATTACTATACCTTTGGCTCTTCTGCCTTTACCAACAATAGTCACAGTTGGAGGATTATTATATACATAATTTTGACCAAACAAGCCTGTGCCGTCGTTATTTCCTGTAGGAATAGCTGGTAGACCTTGGTAATTAGTAACGCCGTCAGTCCAGTTAACTCCAATCAGTGCGCCAGTCGTTGGATCAATTTTAATATCACGTTCGTCAAATTCAAATCCGTAACCACTCTGCCCGGGCCCGCCAACAATAACTCTTGTACTGCCATCATTCTCATATTCGCCTGTTGCGGGATTTATTTTTCCGTATCCAAAACCGCCTTGAGCAAAACTTATTCCGTATATACCAAGTCCTTCACCTCCACTAAATGCAGGATTACTTTGTTGACTTACTGCTATACCGCCAACTGCTCTAAGAATATCGTCTCTCTCATACCCGGATCCATTAAAGCCCTGTGTTATAGTAGAAGGTTTTTTTCTGGCCAAACGTTGTTGTGCTGTTATAGTATTTGTTATATAATCAGTACCTGATGCTGTTGTTGACACACTACCAACTTTTACGGCTGCCGTGTTAGCATCGCTATCTGTGTCAGCTGATATATCTGTACTTACATTTGTTGTGCTTGTTCTAGTACCTGCAAGGGTTGTTGTCTCACCATAAGCATAATTCTTTTTATTATTAACAGTATAGTCTAGTACTTCTTTTAATTCTCCGCCTTTGCAACCATTTCTTAAAATTATTGGATCCGGAGTGTTATCTCTCATCCTAACTTCGACACAACGTCCGCCATACCCATCATCTATCTCTGTTACGTCGACTGCTCCACCAATCGATGATTGTTGAATAGCCGCCCTCATACTTTCCGTAGATGTTACGCCTGTTAGTGTTATTTGTGTATTGTTAATCCAAAACGAGTCACCTGCTCTCACACTATATATAGAATGCGATGATGCAATACCGGCAGGTCCATTAGCGCCTGGATTAATCCATTTATTATCCGCACAGAACTTAACTTTCTTGCCCATACAGTATTCGTCCATTGGTATAGATAATGCCCCTTGTGACGCTCCTACAATAAGAGGTCCGTACATTCCTGTCTTATTTTTCTTTAACAGTGAAATTGTCATTACACGTGGCTTAGGCTTTTGAGGATTACTATGCGGATTAAACGCACTGTTATCGGGTATTGGTGATTTTGTGCTTGGCACAAACGAGCCATCTGCCGCCGCAAATGACGGTCTGCCACTTAGTGGGCCTGTAGGTTGACTTCCTGAATTATTAAAGTTAGTTGCACTTGCTGTTATACTACCTTTATAAAATGATTCCTGGTTATCAAAACGTTTAACTGTGGTAGTTTGTGCGCCACCGCGAATATTTGGCTTAGTACCTAATCCTGGTCCATTACCCACCAGGTTGATATAGGCTCCTATATATGGATTAGTGAGTCCGTTATACTGTGCAACTGCTACTGGGTTAACGTGGACCTGATGACCCACCTGATTAACCTGATGAGTAGTACTACCAGTTTTGTTACCACTTACTGTGTTATACTGCACTGAAGTACAGCCTTGATTATTTCTTTGACTATTTCTACGTTGATTAGTATTACCACCAGAGTTACTGCCACCGCCTTGTCCATTTTCATTTCCAACACCTGCACCGCCTTGATTAGATGCGCCGCCAGTCTGGGCACCAGTACCTTGGGAACCATTTGATTGCTCGAAGTACCAAGGATTTTGTCCTCTGTCTATTAAGAATCTATCTGCGGCCCAAAGGAACACAGACGAGCCAGTACCACCAATACCTCTTGTTGTTTTAACTGTTATCCATCTACCGTTACCTGGTCTATAGTTAAAGAAGCATTTACCTACATTCTTTCTGCCGCCGCCGGCTGTGATGCCGCCCATGTCCGCATAACCTGTGAGGTATCCATCACCACCACTCAGGTTTGTTTTTATTTCGTCAAATCTGTTCCTTTCTGCTGTTGTCAGTGTAGTACAGTTTGGATTAGAAGATGTTGATGCAACGTGTCTTTGTGTATTACCTTTTGTAGTACCTTGGTATACATCCATTCTATCTGCCGCACCATACATGTTAAAGAATATGTTTAATGTTTTATTAATACTGGTGTCTGCCGCTAAGTGAAAACTTGTGATTTCAGTTGTAGGACCGTTACTATGGTACAAGTAGTAATCTACTTCTTCAAAATCAGGTACTGGGCTTACTGAAGTATCGTCAATCACAACACTAGCAGTACCTATATCTGATAACCCTTCACTTGCTCCATTAGAGTCTGCCCCTGCAGGTGTTAGTATTAATGTTTCGCTACCTTCTGTTAAAACGTCTTCCTTTGTGACTACAGATGCAGTGCCTATCCAGTTGTTGCCGTTTGTTGGCACCATATCAAATGTTATTGTCATTGAATCAGATAAATCACCGCCACTATCAAAGTCAGCACGTTGTACGCCTGTCATTGTGGCTGTGAGTGTTGCACCTGATTGTAAATTTTTACCAGATACTGTAAACTCTATTCTTTCGCCATTTTCACTTACTTTACTCTTATCAGCCTGTATATTAGTATATGTCGGTACTGGGTCTAAACTTGTATCTCCTACTGCAACCGTGTCTGCTGGTCCGCCAGTAATACTACCTTTGTTTGTTGTTCCTCTTAATTTGAATTTTAATGTTTCCTGTCCTTCCGTGTTACTATCAGCAACAAATTGTACTGTTTTTGTTGCGGTACCTTTGCCGTTCCCATCAACACTAAATGTCATAGTAAATGGTGATGTTATTCCACCTGATATATCAGTAACGCCAATGAGATCTACACTACCTGTTGCATCGACTTCAATTGTTTCGCCTGCTACAACGTTATCAGCAGTTACAGTAAATGTTGCAGATGTTCCTTCGTTAGCAACGTCTTTATTCCATAGTGCTGTGAAGGACTCTGCATAAGGCTTATAGCAACTTGCAATACCGTCTACATATCGTGTTTCTGTCTCTTTACTACATTTACCATGCTTAGGATCAGTTGCATTTTTACACTTCCATATTTGTATTTCTGTACCTGCGCCGTTATAGCCATTCGCATCGATGAAACACGACTTGCTCTGCAATTCATACGCATGTGTATGTGGTATTAAATCTGCACAATCTACATTTGCATGTTTTATTGTAAGTCCCGGCATTTCTTCAGTGACTGTTGCACCTAACTGCACATCATTAAACAATGCAATTTTACCTGTCAAAGCAGGATTATTAGGTGAGACAGTTAGTGATCCACCTACACCGTATTTTTTACCGTAATCGCTGAACTGATCTCCTAATGCACCCATTGTGCCTTTTTCAGTTCTTGTCGATGATGTTACCCATATAGTTCCATCGTCGGCTTCAATTGTTCCATCACTCATCATTGTATATGTTACGCCGTCTCGTTCCCAAGATGTGCCTACCTCTACTGACTCCCACGCACCTGTAACATGATTATATACTGATTGCTCAGTGCCCCAGCTACTGCCGCCGTCACCGTAAGTAATGTTGTCGTCTGTAAGTTGTCCACCGCCTAACGAATATCCCTGCTGGTTATTCTGCAAGTAAGTCTGTGCTTGTGGTGATACCATTGTTTGTTGGTGTGGCAATACATTATCTACAAGATTTTTTAACCCGGCTACTAATGCCTGGTTTGCAATCTCTTGTGGCGTTAGAGTGGGCTTTTCTTTCGGTTGAGAGTTTTTTGTCGTAGTTTGAATAGTATTCATTAAATCATTAAACGTGTTCTGGGGGTTTCCAGCCGTTGCTGGCTCTGGCGCTACATATCCAGGTGGTTGCTGAGGACCAAACGTTACCTTTGCTGTCGTCATAGCTGGTGCTGTACTTTTTTTCGTTGTTCCAACTGATAAAGGCGCCGCCTTTGCACCAGGTCGTGCATCTGGTCTGCCGCCAGCGGCTTGGTATGCCGCTACAGCGTCTTTTATGTTAATGAAATTCATATTAATACCGAAGGAGCCTTTTTTAACTACTGTACCAGCTTTGCTGTACATAGTGTCTCTGATGTCATTAGCATATTGTTCCACACTGTGCCACGGGTAAGCACCCTTAACAACATCTGCCCCATTCATTTTGATATCACCTAGGTGGTCTGCAATGAGGAATGGTATGAAGCCTGCCTTGCCGGTCAATTTGTTTGCATCTTCTCCGTGCATAAGATATTCGAATCTAGAACTATATGTTTCGCCACCTATTTGGTATGGGTGTGCAAATCCTGGATAGTCAACAACTATTGTATTTGCTGTTGGGATATCAACTACGGTGAATGTATTATTATAATAATCAGGCTCAAACGCATTTACTGTTATTTCTTTTCCTATTAACTTGTCTGAGCCGTCTGTTGCAAATGAGTGGTCTTCTCTAGTTGTAATAACTGTGTTTGCACTCATAAATGTTGCTTCTTCATACAGTGTCATTGTGGTTTGAATTGTGGCACCTGCACTCAATGTGACTGCATTTGTTAATGTAATATCTGTTTCGTTGTCGGATACGGACTCAACTTTTGTATTTGCTGGAACACCTGTGCCGCTAACATTCATTCCAATAACTAGTCTATTAGTAGTACCTACTACGCTTATAGTTGTGTTTGCTGTAACATCACGTGCCACAGTAAATTCATCTTCTATAGGTGCTAACATTGTATCCAGTATAACAAAACTATTTGTTGTAGTGTCGAGCTTTCTTATTTTTTGTATAATAAGTTCAGGCGACATTTTATTAATTTTCACATAACCTAAATTTTCAAGTGTGGATAGATCTGCATCTGTTGTAATTTTTGTTGCTTCGTTGATTGTGAACGATAAGTTTGTTTCGTCTAAGTTACCGCCTGTGTAGGTATCAAGTTCAATATCGAATACAACAAGATCTACAGTCTCCGCAGGAGTACCTGGAACTATCTCGCGAATTGCTTTTGCAAATTCTATTGTGTCGTTCGATGATAATGTTACTGTGTTCTTAACTGTAACATTAGCAACTTGTCCATCGCCTTTATGCCTAAACTTCAACGTATCGTTATTATTAATCACTCTGCCGTCAGCTAGAGTAATATCGTAATAATCAAATTGTGTTTCGTCCCATAAAATATTATAAGGTTCTCCCTCTGGTGTTATACCCACCGTTGTAACTGATGTAATGCCCTGTGACAACGTTATGTCTCTTCCTGATATACTTGCTACTGTTACAGTGTCCTCTTCGGCATCTATTACACCTGTTAGTGTAATAAAGTCGCCTACACGAATATTTGATGTACTCGATAATGTAAGTGTGTTGTTTGTTGCGTTAGCACTTTCAATAAACCTTGCAGGCTCGGATCCTTCGTTGTCAAAATCGAAATTAACACTCATAACCTCTACTGGTTCTGCTATACTTTCATGGAACAAATACATGCCCGGTTCAATTAGTTCAGGTGTTGTTACATCTACTATTGTGCCGCTTACAACACTATTTTCAACAGTGCCTTGTAAAGGTACAGATACATTTCCTAATTTACCTACACTGTCTGTTATAAGATCTTTATTAAGAACTCGCTCTCCTCTGATATTCTTTGGAGCAAAACTGTTGCCTGCTAATTCAGTACCCGAAGCATCTTTGAATCTAACTGTTATGCCGTTAACTAAAGCGTCTGATATTTCTTCGTAACTATGACCCATAGTTGAAATGCTGTTTGGAACTGCTGTAATCTTTAATGTTGTTTTTGCTAATGAAACATTTGCACTGTCTGTGATTACATCCAATGATGAATTAGTGCCATATAGCCTAGATCCAACTGTAAATGTGTCGTTAGTAGTTGCGTTAACAGTGAATACTTCGCCTGCACTACCACCTAGGTTATCAACATCAAACACAATCTCTGTGCCTGTTCTAAAATCGTGTCCAGGTGAATACATTTGTACATCATAATCAATACTTGTATTGCCTGTTTTGTTTTTACCAAAGTTTATAAAACTAATGTTTGCTTTAGGCACTGTGTTAGTCATTCCGCCTAATACTGTTGTGTTAGCATATAATTGTACATCGCCAGCGCCTGTTAGATTTGCAACTTGGAATATGTTTCCATTTAAATTTGAACCGCTGTTGTCGTTAAACTTTAAATAATGTCCAATTGCAACTCCGTCTGTTGCACCATTATTAATTGTGAACGTTAACTGGTTGTTAACAATTCTCATGTCGGGGACAGCATCTACACTTCTAAAGATTGTTATGTCTGTTGTTGTAGGTACTGTTGCTCTAGCAAACTGGTATGCATGTTGTAATGCAACTGGTTCAGCACTTATAATATTACCACTTAGTTGTGGTCTAATCTCGAGAATTGAATTAACAGCTGGAATTGTATATTCGATATTGCCCATCTCAACAGATTGTTCAGCAACTTTTTCTTCGCTTACAAATCTTGTTACAGGATGGTCAACTTCTGCTTGTTCTGTTACATATATTGGGTTGCCGTCAAAGGATACCAAGTCTTTGTATGCGTCCGATATAACGTTGTCGCCTTTAAGTGCTAATACCTGATCAAACCACTTAGTGTGGTCATACTCTGTGCTTGTATTAGCATTATCATTGTTGTCTAGTATAATATCGGACAACTTAACATCTGCCCAAAGGAACGATGTTCCAACAGTGTTGTCGTATTCTACATACGAAATAGTTGCGCCAGTGTCTGTGAGTTTATAAACTTCAAATTCTTCGTGCTCGCCTTTTGCAAAGTGAACTGTATCGTTTACTTTTGGCAATTTGTTTGTTCTAGTAATTTTAGTAATATCAAATAAGTTTTCAAAATCATAAATGTCAAATGCTTGGTACTGTACATTATACTTGGATACATATCCTGAGTTAGGTAAAGGCGCATACTTGCTGTCTACCATGCCTACATAACTAACACTTGATGTCATAGGCCATAAGCCTTTCTCCGCCATGTCAGTAGGTCTTACTGTCAATCTTAGAGGATCATCGACATCAATTAATATTGTTGCATCATCTTTTGAATCTGGATAAATTTCAAATGTTCTTATCTGCGTTAACTTAGCCGCTAATGCATCGTTGGCAAATACCTTAATGTTCAACGATGAACCAGGTAAGTCACCTTGGTATGAATCTTCCAAGTCAATTGTGCCACGTTCAATAATTTCTATAGTTGAATTAGGCTGTATAGGTGAACCAGGAATAGCACCACAGTCTAGGAATGTTATAGTAGATTCCCCTGAGGAAACATTACTAGTAATTGTGTATAATGCTTCTTCGCTAGTTTCTGGTAGTTTAATACCGTTAATTTCTACATCGACATGCGGATAACTGCCGTTAATAATTTGTAAATTGTCTGCGGCTATTTCATCTGTTGTTGTTATACCGTCACTAACACTTACTGGTGTAAACGTAAAGCTCTGTGAAATATTACCGGATAATAATGCGTTAGTAACAATTGTTGTTCTGCTACCTTCGTCAAATTCCCAATCATGCGAGCCAGGCGGAGTACCTACAATATTACCTGTTGTAGTTGCACCGTCAACAGAAACAATAATGTCACTAAACGTTGTGCTGTTTGCAGTTTCGAAACTGTAACGTTGTCTTGGCTGGTATCGCTTTGCAGGTAAGTTTAATGTGCTTTCTAACGTACTGCCTGCACCTTGCTCTGCTAGTGTAAAGTCATTGCCCTTAATTGTTAAGAAGAATTCTTCAGTGCCTGTACCTGCTGTTCTAGTAAACGTTGCTGAAATATTTGCACTAATTTCTGCTGTATTATTAATTGCATTAGCAACATCTTCTACAGTAGTAACTGAGCTTAGATCAATAACAGTGTTTACATTAGAACTAAAATGATCTGTGATTAAAATATTACCAGCCGAAGTTAAATCTGCAACTGTTATGTTGCTTGTAGAAACAGCATATGGCTTCAAGAATGATGTAGTAATATTTGCTGTAAATAACTGTGCCGCAACTACTGTTACACTAGGATTAATAGTGTAACCGTACCCTGGTTCGTCTACAGTCACATCAGATATTCTTCCGTCTGTTCCGATATTAACTGTGGCTTTAGCAGTTGTGCCGCCGCCGTATTCGAAACTACCTGGAATGTCTGCAGGAGGTGGTTCAATTTCTAAGAATGGTCTTTGATAGAATTTAGTTGTTCTATCAAGCACTTCCACTTCGTTAACTTTACTAACAATGTCTTCTGGGTAAGCAACTTGTATAAGTTGTCTTTCGTTTGTTATTTCACTCTCTGCAATTTTTAAATCTATTGTTTGGTAGTTTTCTATGTCACCGAAGTCGCCCGCTTTAAGAGCCCATTCGTCATAAATTGCAACACTACCAGGAACAAGAACTTTGTCGCTGTTAAGTAATACTTCGATACTGTTCTTAGTACCTTTACTTCTGATCATTCCAGAATAAAAATCATACTGGTCATCTTGCGTAAGTTCAAATTCTCTTAAATATTTTCTTTCTTCATAACCGTACTGTCTTCTACTTGCTTCGTATAGTTGTTTCTCAACTGGTACATGTCCAATCTCATTATATTTGCCCATGTCGCCTGCAAGTGTATCAAAGTTTGGCTTTAAGCCGTTGTCTGTGATAATATAGCCATCTGCTGTTAATGTGCCGTTCCAATTAGCAGTACGTTTACCTTTAATTTTTATTCTACGTTGTCTTTGACTTAAAACGTTGTCAAATATTGTATCACCAAATATAGTTTTATTTGATAATACCATTGCATGTTCAATTTCATTTGTGTATAATATTACACCGTAAATCTGTTTGCCTTCAGGTGGATTAATAGTAATCTTATTCGTATCTCTAATAATCTCGCACTCGGAAGTTTTAATTGATCTACCTTCTTGATCCAATATGCTGTACTGACTTTGGTCAACATCAATAATTTTACTTACTCTACCAATTGGTGCTGTAAACTTGACCCCAGACGCTAATGGACTTAAACTTAATGTGTTACCTGCGGCCCATTTGCCTATGCTCCAGAACAGGAATTGCCTTCCGCTGTATAGCCAGTTATTAACGTCATTGATATCTCCGTTAAACTCGCCGAAGTCGAAACCCATTGCTTCTTGCTTTCTGCCTAAACTATTTAAGAAATCAAATACTTCGTTAACTGTATCAAGTACTGTGCCATATTCCACTTTCTTAATTGTACCTGTGCCTGTTAAGTATAATGTTGCTTCAGCGGCGCCAGTCATTGGCAATGAAGGTAGTCTCTGCCAAATTGCTGTGTCTGTTACAACACTGCCTGCAGGAGCAAACTCTTTTGCTCTATAAAAGTTATAGCCTGATTTTACTATTGAACCTATTTGATAATTTGTACTGTTGCTATAATTTGCAAATTCAACAGGTTCTCCGCCAACAGTAACTTCTGTTGCTGGACCACTAGTGTTACTTTCTTCTATTTCAAAGAAGCGTTTTACTGAATTATAGCCGTCTATCTTGTACTTGCCGTCAGTTGTGTAAGTAATTAATACACCAGTAAAGTCATTTGTTGTGCTGTAAGGTCCTACATGCACATTTACTTCAATATCTTCTTGGGGCAATATTAAACTTGAACTGTTACCAGTTGAACTGTAACTATCACTGAACACTGTCATAGTATCTTTGTCTATGTAGCCAGCAAATTTATGACCAAGTTTGCTTATAATTGATCTGTAAGGTTTAACAAATTCTGCTGTTGTGTTAAGACCTTGGAATTTCATAAATGCATGGATGAACTGGGTAAAGCCCACAGTATAAACTGTTTGCTCAGACGCATTAATTTCGCCGTGTATATCTACTAATTTAGTTTTAATTCTTCTCTTTGTATCTCTATCTAATAACTGCTTAGAGTTAGCAAGTCCTCTAAACGGTTTTCTCGGATCGGAGAACACACTGGCAAACTTACCAGGCTGTGCTAATAATAGCGCCTGCATAACCGCAAATGGATAACCTTCTGAGATTCTCCATGCATTTTCTACAGGAGCATTGTCTCCAAATTTCCAATTTTTATTTGTAAGTTCTGTGTTTACTGAGTATGTTGTATCTAATGTACTTAAAACAGTAAACGTTGCAAGAGACTGATCCTGGGTAGTAGCAGTACCGTTATTATTTGTACTAACAGTTCTCGGTGTTGATGCAAAACTTGGTCCTGTTGTGTATGGATATGCTGGGTTACTGTCAGCATCCACAGTTGCAACATAGTAATATGTGCCTGCAGGGAATTCAGGAGTTATGCCGTGACGGCCATTGTATGCATCAAGATCACCAGTTGAAGAACTATACTCGTAGTCTTCTACAAACTCTCCTGTAGGCAAGCCGCCTATTGTCGATCTCGTTGTTGTTTTTAAACTGTAACTACTTTCTATTCTTTTAATGCTACTCGAAGCATTTGCTCTGTCTGAGTATCCATATGGTCCGTAAATTGGGAAACCATCAAATGCCCAACCTACTATAGGTGAATGAGCAGTTGTATTCCAGCTGTCTAATCCAACTGCTTGTGGGCTAGGTTGAATATATCCGTAAATGCCGTTGTTGTCAGGTGCGCCGCCGGCTGTATCTCTGCTAACTTCATTTCTATACATGCTGTTGTAAGTAAAGTTAGTGCTATCGCTGTGTGCTATACCTGAGTTAGCATTAGTAATTAATGCACCGTTAGTTGCTAGACCAATTGCAGTGTTGCTAGTTGAAGTTGCGTTTGCATAACTTGTTCCTAAACTACTAGGATCTACTCGTCCTACAAACGATTCTATTGTGTACGAATAAGATTTATCTTCTATTGTATTAGCATTATCTGACGTAGGAAAGTTGCCTACTGGGTGATTCATAACATTGTGTGTTGTTATGTTCATCACCGTGCCTACTTCCCACACACTTAACCCGTCAACATTTAAAATTGTATCTGCATCGGCACCCGAAGTACCACTTGTGGTTGACGTCCAACTAGTTGATTTTGTTGTTGCTGTTGTGCTAATAATATTAGCAGGTGCAATCAACTCGCCACTTGCATTAACAGGTAGCTCATATGCTAATCCGATACGTCTGTACGGATTATTTTCTCTGTATCTATTGTTAGTTACATTTTCTCTGTTACCTTGCCTAATAATACCTTGTTCCAAGTCAGCCCATAAATTAACATTAGTCGAACTATAATCTGTGCCGTATGTTGTTTCCCACCATGTAGGCTTTCTAGTAAATCCTAGCATTTCCCACGGATGTGTATGAGGGCGTTCTGTGTCATAACATGATTCGAATATTCCTCTCCAGTAAGCAGGCTTAGGCGTGCCGGCATTGTAATTCCAAGTCCATACGTCGTCTTCTCTGTAGAATTCATTCTTAACAAAATCTACGTTGTTTCTTGTGATATAGTTGTTAAAGTTAGAACGTAACAATGCATAAAATTCGTCTCTGTTTCTACCTGTTGTTCTAAATCTGCCTGGTCTAATGTCTGTAACATTTAAGTCAGGTAAACTATCAGAATTCCTAAACTGTTGTAGTGTGGCATTGTAAATTCTTTTCTCAAATTCTAACAATATAAAGTCGTGTACATCATCTAGTGCAACAGACTTACTACCATCGTGTCCTACTACCATCTTTATAGGACTAACAAATGATGTATCAGTGATAATCTCTGGATATGTGATAGGGTACATTCCCAATGCACTAGGTGTTGAAGGTACTTGGGCACTTTCTCTGTTAGCATCATATAGCCTAACTTTAATAGTGTTGCCTAGTGTTGGCGTGTAATTGGTTGTAAATGTAATTGTAACAACGCCATTGCTAGAACTTACAGCATAGTCGATATCAGCACACAACAGTTTGTCAGGTGTAACACCGTCTGATTCGTATACATAAACTGTGTTGTCAATTTTTAATAAATCTAAGTAGTGCGAACAAGTGTATTCTTTTGTTAGCACATTATTAATAACAATCTTCTCTTCGATATATTTGTCACCGAATGCTATCATGAATGTATCATCAAATACATTCTTACCTTGGTTATATGCTATAACATTTTCTATTACTAACTCTAGCATGTCGCCGTAGGACATAGCACTGTAATCATTGCCATTTACAAAGTTAACAATCTCTTTCTTTAATCTGTTTTTATACTTGACGTATTCTTCAGCAACAAAATCCATACTGTCTTTGATATTAAATTTATCGTTGCTGAATAAGAATGCTGACAACCTTAAATCATCGTCAGTTTGTAAAATCTTGTCTGCATATTTTAATTCTGTTTTTATGTCTGCAGAGTTGTTTGCACCTAGAGAATCACCTTTTGCATCTTCTTGGAGCTCTAATAAGTTTTTAAAATGCTCTAAATATTCGGGCTGTGATATAGAAAGAATATCAGCATTATCTAAGTTCGAATGCCAACTGCCTGGAACGTGATATCTGCCATCTGTGTTTGCATTAATAAAGTAACCAGTTTTTGTTTCAGTAAATATATCAATTATATCAAATTTGCTAAATGTAAAACTGCTAAATTTAATAGCAATTTGTTCACTGTCGTATGAGAACAGTTCTGTTCTAATACCGTTAACATACACTCTAATACTTTTTTCTACTAAGCCTGCAATATCACTATCTGAGTTTGTAGGTACTGCTGATATATGGTACAATCTTCTAGAGGTTTCGAAATCACTATCGCTTATGACATACCTGTCTTCTACACGTTGCTGTAGTTTGTCTTCTAATGGTCTCCATGCCGTATCGTATGTTACATCATTATTATTTCTCTTATAATATATGTAGCCTTTAATTTGAGACTTAGTTGTTCCGCCAAAAGGAACATACGATTCAAAATAATCATCTATATGGTTTGTAAAGGATATTTCACTAAAGTTATTAAAGTTTTTATACTCTAACGGAAATCCTAAAACAGTATCTTCTGTAGTATTTACTTTCGCGGGTGTATACCCGAAGATATTATTACCTGTAAATGTACTGTTAGGGTACACTGCATCATCGTCAAGTCTAACTTTGTTACTGTCGTACATAACAAATTCAATTGGTGTATTAATTTTTGTCTTTTGTTGTCCTGCTACCCAGTCAGTGCCTGACCAGTGGTATTCTATACCCTGATACCTAGCACCAAACTTAATTGTTATTACATCACCTTTTTGTGCAACGTAAGGTATAAAACCTACATCACCATCTAATAATCCTGCAGGGCTACTTTCGTCTGCCAGTCTAGATAATGCTACATTGCCTGAACCGTCATCATTAATAACGTATGCATATTGGGAAATAGACGCACTGTCACTTGCAAGTAGTATTGTATTACCGGGTTGTAGTGTTACTGAATCAATTGACGCTCCTGTTGGACGTCCGACTACTTCGGATTGCAGATAACCTTCAGTACTGATATCTACTGCAAATTTACCTGTAGTACCAAAATTGTACAATTCGATATTTCTTTCAAATTCTATAATAGGCCTTACTGCACGTTTGGTTTTTGGAGGTAATTGATCTCCGACATCTAAGAAATTATTCTTATGATGCCAAAAGTTAATTCTACTCCACACATTGTTATCAGTTGCTCCACGCTCCATAATAATATAGTCGGGATTTTCTTGAGTGTTGTCACTGTCAAAAGGCTCAACATCAAAAGCGCCTTCTCCGCCTACAGTATATACAAGTTGTGTGCCTAAAGGTGCAACATAACCGCCCCACAGTGCAATGCCTGTATCTGGGTCTGTTTGGTCAAATGTATAGTCCGGGGTTGGCCAATTATTTTGTCCTGCGGTTGAAACATAATTTTCAACACCTGCTAAACCACCACTGTTAAATTCTGTTGTGCCGTCTGGTACAGTTGCAACGAGGTCGTCATCACTATCAATTATAGTTTGGTCATACGGTATATAATCTTCAGTACTGAACACAGTTGCAAAGTTTTGTTCTTTGTCGTGTAGTATAATACCTTCGCCCACGCCTTCTACAATAAATCGTTTTTCGTTCTTAAATCTATTTGGTATAACATAGTTTCCAGAAAAGGTAACAACCATTCCTGTTTTAAACTCAACTCCGCTCGGTGTTGTAAATGACTTTTTACCTACAATATCTTTTTCAATGTTTACAGGGTTTGTATCTGTACCTTCTACAATAACTGGTGTTGGACCGTTTGGGCTCCAAAAATACTCTTGGTAGTTAATGAATTTATCAATACTTATTGGTGGTAAGAACGTATACGCTTCGGTATCAAAGATACTATTTTGATTTAGTGTATTAACACCATAACTTTTAAGTACATTAATATAGTCCTCATAGAACATGATATTTGTACTTTTACCCGTTGTTTGGTCAATTGAGCTTACTGCTGGTTCTAAACTAAATTTATCTCTGTCAGCAGTTGGTTGCAAAATATATGTATCTCTTGCATCTAATAAGTCTTCTTCGCGCCTGCCCACATAAGCAGACATTGACTCAACGTTTGCTTTACTAAAAAGTTGCTCTACTGTAGTATCGAAAAAATTCTTTATTACAGGAGTCTGGTGAATTACCGGAAGTTTTGTATATTTTTTATCAGCCATGTTTATTAATATCCACTTGAGTCGCTTGAGTTATTGCCTGAACTACTTGCACTAGTACCTGAAATCTGATTATTGATTACATTGTCCTGCGTGGTAGTTGCTGTATTCGTACCTTCTTCTGCTACATAGTTGCCCATGTACGTTGTTATGCCGTTAGGCATAAAAAATGTCTTTCCAAAGAAATCATGTGTATGAGATGTTCCGTTACCCACAAAGTCTGATGCTTCTTTAGTTGGGTACAACGGATAGTAACCGTTGATTGCGAATGGGCCAATTTCACTTTCTGGATTTTCATATGCAGTAAATGTTGGAGTACCACTTGCAGGTTTAATATTGTCTTTAGTAATTTTGTCAACTATGTCAATGTCGTCGACAGATGCTGTACTTAAAAATAACTCGTCACTGTCGCTTTTCACTTGAAATAAATCTCCAAATACGCCTGATGTTTTCTTGGGCACAATAACAATACTACCAATTGAGTTACCTACTTGTTGATGTATGTAACTACTCAATTCTGTGAAGTAGAATGTATCGCCAAATTCCCAATTATCTATACTGAAATATTTAGTAATAGCAGTAGCAATATTGGTTTTAATCTCGTTGTCACTTAACGAGGTACCAGGTAATCTTACTACCTTGAATCTTGCTTGTAACTCTGCTAACGCATCGTTACCGAATAATAACTTAAATCTGCCACTTTTGAATAAAATTTGATCACTAGCCGCTTTGTAAGTTTGTAAATTTTGGAACTCTGTTTCAAGTTCTAATGTGGATGGCTCTTCGGGCCATGCTGTTCCTGGAACATTAACATACGAAAGTACTTGGTCATAGTAGTTGTCTGTTAGCACGAAAAATTCGTGTACATTACTAATACTAGGATCTATTCGCATATCGTTATTTGCTATGTGGTTCCATTTAAATACTACACTCTCTTGTGTAGAATTATTTGTATCTTGAGTAAAACTTTTACCAATCTTAGCTCTGTGTTTTGAGCTTTCGTAGTTGTTGACTACATCGAGATTCGTACTGCTGTAAGATAACAAGTAAATTTTGCCTGTATCTTTTGCATAAACTTTTTTGTTATGTAATTTACCTTGTGTATTATTAAATGTATCCACAATGGCCTTTGTCTTAACTAAAATAATATCATAGTCTGCTAGGCTATAATATGTGCCTGTTAAATTCAATGCACTACCAGTAGAATTACCTGCAATTTTATCTCTTGTTGCACTAAAGTTTACACCTGGTTCTCTGCGTAAGTCCAATATACCTGTCTTAACAGGCTTCGTATATGTGTAACCGTCGAAACTATCAAAGTCTTCAAAAATAACAATATCGCTTGGCCCAACAAACTCTTCGAATTGAATAGGGTTATCAGGACTATCATCGTTAGTGGAATTAAAAGGAGTTACTTGTACTTTTCTTGCATCGGTATGTCCATCTGGATATATAAAGTTTTTAACAGCACTCCACACAATAGGGGATTCCAGTCTATCTTTTGATCTCACATAGTCTACGTTAATAAGATCTTTACTTGACAAACCAGAACTGTCAATTGCATAGTGCCTTGTAGTATTAAAATTAGTTATTGTTAATGTTCCTGACTGTGTAGAAACATTTGCGTTAGAAACATAAATGTGTCCGCCACCGGCATTTGATTCTATATTGGACTCAAATAATGCAGAGTCACGTTTATACGCAATGTTACCACTAGCATTTAATATTGGAAATCCAAATGTTGTACTATTAAAGTCTATGTCTAACTTGCTCGGCAGTGAGTGTACAACACCTGTGTTGTTTGCAATAGTAACATTGATGTTACTTGTTAAATCTGATGTATCGAAGTTAGAGCCTAACGGTATAGTTAGGTTGTGTACAAAAGTATTACCGCTAGAATCACCATTTTTGAATATACCAAAGTTCGAGTTCAATGTAAACTCAACCTGACTGTAATTTACGCTTCTGGATTTTAATGGAATATCATTAAAGTTAACACCGTCTTTAGTTGAATACCATTTATCGCCAATATAGTCTGGTGTAGGCGATGTAGTATCTCTCCATTCAAAGCCTTCTTGTGTTTGACCTTGGCTGTTAAGAGTGGTTAGTTCTAATGTGTCGTATTTTGCTCTACCTGTAAAACTGTCTACAATTCTGTTTTGATTTATGTTGTAGAATCTGCAATCTTCGTAACTTTCGAATATGTATTTAGTACCTCTTAGTTCCACATTATATCTAAACGACAATGTGTCAATTGGCTCATATGAAAACTTCATAATCCAACTTCTATCTCTGTTGTTGCCTGAAGTGTCTTCTGCGTTACCTATGTCAAATGTTCTGTTCAAATCAATGTCGTTGTTATTGATAACATAAAACGTATCACTTGTAGCATTGTACCCAATGCCAAATGATTGTTTTTGGCCAATTGCTGTAGCAATTCTTGTTGCTTCAACTTCGTAGAACTTACTTCTCAATGTAGTAATAATTTCCTTTCCAGTCCAACCGTCTCTTACATTTTCGCTTAATGCGAATGGACCGTTTGCTGTAGTACTAGAGCTAACACGTCTGCCGTTATCTCTAACAGAAACAATTTTAACCCATTTATATTTCGTAATATCGTCAGGGTCTACAAATTTTATCATGTGCCCTGGTTGTATAAGCGCCAAGGCTACTTTGGAAATATTTACATCACTTATTGTACCACTGGTCGTAAATGTTTCTGTCATGTACCCTGTATCGTTTTCAGTTGTCTTAGGCAAAGTCTTCCATACTATACCGTACTGATCTAACTTAAATTTATTTGGTTGTGTTTCGATCCACTTATTTCTGAAATCACTGTAAATAAAATCTCTTAATTCCAAATTCTTCAAATAAGTTGTGAACACTTTTTCAATTTGTTCGGATGCTGTATTGTTGCCATCAATGATAAATGAATAGCTCTGTGGAGAATCTTCTTTGTATAATGCTCCATCTTCAGCAATAGTTGTTGTTGTCTGGAATGTGCTAGTAGGATCAGTAATATCGATATACCTACTATGTCCAGCATGTGTTTTATTAGTAACTTTTAGTTTTCTAATGTTATTACTTTTTGCTAAAGGTAACACTTGATAATCTTGTGCTGACACCATTCTGTCTTGGGCATAGTATGCCTGTGGTGCTCTTTCTTTTATGCCTGCTAATGTTTCTGAAGGTAATGCATTATTAATACTAGTTTGTAGTCTAGCAGTAATAGTTAACACATATTTTTGACCAGCAGGTGTCTCATAAGTAATATCAGTTGAAACGTTGCCAATATCATCTGGCTGTATGCTATACCTTTCGTCGGCACTTGCTCTATAAAATGCTCTATAGTTTCCTACTGGAACATTAGCAAAGTTACCATCAGCAAACTGTAATTTAATACCGCCTGTGCCTAAGTTTTGGACAGCATATAAGTTAGGCGAGTTTTTTGCTAAAGTATTGTACTGAAGTGTTTGCCCAACTGTGTTAGGAATCTTTTTCCACTTGGACAAAACACCACCGATTGTACTTACTTGTTGAAAAAATACATCATTTTCATTAATACCGTCAACCGCAATTGTTTGCGATCTGTTTTCTTCTGGTGTTTCAAAATTGTAACTCTCTGTTTGCAATACTCCTTGTTTGAACATCAAGAAGAATCCGTTATTTGCACTAGAAAGTCCCATCCCGTCATTTCGATGGATTATACCAAAGTTGTCTGCAGGGTCAGGATGCTTTTCGAAGAAAAAGTTATTATCTTCGAAATCTGCATTTACAATTTCAAAATCCCTACTTACACCGTTTATACTCTTTTTAAACTTGTAAACAAATGGCGCATTTATTTGAGTGTTAATTTCATATAAGTCGGTAATAATATCGTTAATAGAACCAGTTTTAACTGGCTTACTGAATCTATTTACATTGCCAAAGGCATTGTTCATTATTGTAATGAACTGCTCGTAACTGTCAGGATTGTTAGCATCATTCCAAGTAACAGCTCTGTTACCTATTTGTGTGCCTGCACTATCCGTTAATGGCTGTGTGGTGCTAACACTTACAACTTTTAGTAAGCCACTTGCGGAAATATTTCTTTTAGGATTATATCCTAACTGTCTTGCAAGTTTGTAAACAGAATCTTTTCTCTCTGCTGTTTCTAAAAAGTTCTCTCTTGTATTAACATCCATTCTAAATGCAATACTTTGAGCCAAGTATGCAAGTAATTCTATAATAGCAATAAACTCTGAACTTTCGATATAATCGTTGAAGTTTTCAGGGAAATTAGTTCTGATATATTCTATCATTGCGGTGCGAATAGTTTCAAAATCGTATGCTTGGAAGTTTACATTACTATATGCCTTGTAGGCTATGTCCCAATCTTCCGCCGCAAATAAGTTGTTTTGTCTGTTGCTAGTTGCCATGTTTAAATCTCTCTGCTATCCTGTGTGTATTCCACAAGCAGGGTTTCTTCATCTAGAAAAGGCTTAAGAGTTAATTGAACTTGCACTCTAATTGTATGATCAAGCACTGTAGTAAAAATTGATTGAACATTGATCCTCGGATCTTTAGTGCATATTCTTATAACTTCGTCTTTAACTTCTTGCTCTACATATGAATCTAAAGGATTCATAATAATATCATAAATAGTAGTACCAAACTTAGGACGCATTACTCTCTCGCCTCGTCTAGTGTACAATTCGTTCAAAAGGTCAATCTTCACTACTTCACCATTAGTAACGGTGTAAGGAGGTCTAATTTTTCCTATTGTACTAAAGCCTTTATATATGTTTGCCATATCAATATTTATCACACTTAGTTAAAACTAGTTTTAATACAGCCTAAAAAGGCACCAAAAAAAAGGTTGACTTTGGGTATAATAGAATACATAATACTGAAGCATAAAACATTTTATGTAATTTTTTTCACTACGAAATATAGGACAGTTAATGAAAAACGTTTTAGACAAATTTAACAGCATTGTTGAGCTTGCCGATAAGGCAAATAAGGTTATTGCAAGTAATGGCTACAAGTGGACTACTGGCTACGGGCCTAGGTTCAGAAAGATGATGCATTTTGATAACAGACGAGTACACTCTGTTGGTATATACGATTACCATGAGAAGAAATATATACTTTTTGAGATGGTAAACATGGTTGGTCAGTCGAAGCACTCGGTTCCAAAAGAGTTGCGTCAGATGGAGAGACTGATATTAGATGCCAAAATTGCCTAATGTAGTATTTGTACACGGATCAGGTCAAAGCGGACTAAGTGTAAATTATCTTCAAGTATTCCTACCCGAGTGTAATCTATTAACCCTAGAGTATGCAGTTCAGGAAAATCCTGATGATATACTAGAACGCTTTGATAAAGAAGTTAACGACACGTTCGGTGAAGAACATTACCATATCATAGCACACAGTTATGGTTGCTTGTTGTCCACACTGTTAGCAGATAAAACAAAACGAGTTTTGACCATGGTGACCATGAGTGCCCCATGGGGAGGAAGTCATACAGCACGTTGGATCTCAATGGTGTTTAGGCAAAGTAAGTTGTTTTCTAATGTCAAACCCAATAGCATGTTTTTACAAGATATTCAGAAAATACAGTTAAGCATTCCTGTTGCTAATATCATAACAACAGGTTCAAAAGGTTCTGCAAATGATCTTGCTGGTTTAGGCAGTCAACATAACGATGGACTGCTCACAGTTGAGACGCAGAAAAAACTTCCCAGCAAGTTTATTTACGCAAAATCAATTGAGCTTCCTTTGAGCCACAATGAAGTGCTTTTGTCATTCGACACTATAAATATAATTAAGCAACACATATTTGGAGACACTAGTGGAACAGAATACTTCACTGAATAATACACTTGAAGAAGAACTAAGAATTATGCTTGTTGAAAAAAATGAAGAGTGTAACGCACTTAAAGAACATATCAAAATGCTCAAACAAAATATCGCAGACGAGCAAGAACAAAAATACAGAGCATACGTTAAAATAGCAGATTTACAAAAAGTAAGAGCTTAAAAACCTTTTTGGATTTTGTGCAATCGGTAAAGATATTGATTAATCTCGTCCCAGCCATGGCCTCCTTTCATTATCGTTAATATGTCTGGACGCATCGAGTCTGGCGATGACCATAATTTACTTAAAGCAGTGCCTTGACTTTGGTATATAGTTTTATTACCTGCTTCACTTGTCATTCTGATATTTCTAGCAATTTGGTCATACTGTCCAGCTTGAATAGACTTTAATACTGATGACTGATCAAATCTGCTTGGACCAAGCCGTTGTGTTAATATCGTTAATGCCATACCTTGTTGTACAGACATCGGTGACTTAGCACGATTGAATGCATACAGAGCCGATTGTTTTAAATCATTATTCAGTAATTGTTTACTTGCTTCTTTACTCATGCCAGCCGCTGTTTGGTTTATGAATATAGGTTCCTTGTATCCACCACTTTCTGGAATAATAGCGTATGCGGAATCACCTGCTTTGAAATTGTTGCTTATATCACTTGCATTATAGATTCCTTGCGATGTTAAGTTTTGTCCCGGGCCTGCGTCTTTGATAATTGCTGATATGTCGGCGGCCGATATCTTCGACTTCCCGGTGTCGATTATTGTTGTTGCTGATGTTGGATCAAAGTTTTTGCCATCACCGAACATTATTGTGCCTGCTTGTTTTTCGGCATCGCCTATAACATGCTTATACCCGATTGCTGTTATATCTTTGTTTGGGAAGTTACCGTTCTCATCGACCATACTTGTTTCCGTCAATGAAGGTGATGTGGCACTAGCAAGTGCATCTGAACATCCTTGTAAGCCGCCGGTTGCCACAAGTTCTGACGCTAAGGCAGAGCCCGAAAGTGTATCGCTTTTAAGCAATGGTGCTTCTTTGTAATCTGGTACCATAGAACGTATTTGTCCTCCATCTACAATCTGTATACCACCACCGGCAACTACTTGTTCATTAGTGGCATGTTTATCTGTGAGATAATCTTGCAAAGCCGGACCTTTAACTCCGTCATAGCCTACGCCTAAGTCAACAGTGCCGTCTGGATTAACAATAGTGTCTGGTCCTATTCGACCGTAGTCACTTGCACCCGGAGGATATGATCCTGCTGTAAATCCTTCTGAGTTAACAGCTTCGAAACCACTTGCAGTTTGAACTTGTGTGTCTGCAGTCTTGTGACCGAACCAAGGTTCTCTGGTTGTGATCATTGTGGTTGTTGAAGCAACTTTTATCTTTTTGCCTCTAGGGTCACTGAAATTACTTTCTGTACCTTGTGGTATTGATGCTGGCAAACTTGGGTCTGTTTGTCTTAATCCGCCACCTGGTAGTGGATTTCTAGTATCAACGTTTGTTGCGTCATAGTCCACAACAGGAATACTCATAGGCTCGTCATGGAATATATTTACTGCTAGTGGTGTCACTGGAGTTGGCGCTTCTGCTGTGCCGCCTGAGCCACCGTCATTGAGGTGTACTGTCGACCCTTTAACAAAACTTTGACCTCCAGACACGACATGACCACTACCACCTGATGTTACAAATGTGTCTCCGCCTGACTTTATTACACTATTCTGCGGTGTGGAACTTTCTATACCAGTGGCTCCGTACAACAATGTTTTACCTGCGGAGTTTGTGGATATAACACTACCGCCTTTTTTGGTTTCCATCTTAATTGCTGAGTTTGTTAATTGATTAATGCTGTTACCTGATTGTATGTAAACATCGCCACCAATTGGACCTTCCATCTTAGGATCTACTTCGTCGCCCTGGTCTTCCATTAGCCCTGCATTTATGTTTACTCTAATACCAGCATCTAAATTTAGCTCTTGGTCTGCTCTGATATTAATATTATTTGTGGATCTCATGTTTATATCTTCATCGCTGAATATTTGTATGCTACCATCAGCTGATAATTCTACCCATGCTGTGCCTGGACTATTAATAACATAAACTAACTCGTTTGTATCGTCTATTAATATTTGTCCGCCGCCTGCTGTTCTCATTCTAATGTGACGTTGTCCTGCATTGTCGTCTAATACAAAACTATGGCCACCAAGTCTATTTGTGCCGTCTCGCTTGCCAGTGTCTAAGTTTACTTGTTCTGGCCCGGGTGTTAAGAAGCCAAATACTTGTGAGGGACTTTCACGTCTTGCCCCACTTGTTGTTGTTCCTCTAATAGGATCATTTATCAAGCCTTGATTAATTATTGGAATAGCAATAAACGGATTCAGTGGACGTTGTACATTTTTCCCGTGACTTTTGTTGTCATCACCTCTATTCTTCTCTGCTACAGGCAATGGTACTTCAGTACCGAATGTTGGGCCTGCAGGATTACCGGGAACCATGTTCTGCATTTGATCAGGGAACATACAACCGATTATAATTGGATTTTTCTTTTTGCCGTCGCCGAATATTACTAACACAAAATTGCCTGGATCAGGTGGAACCATCCACATGCCGTAGGTTTTCATTGTGTCGCCGTGACTGTATTTATTTTTGCCTACTGCCGCACTCGGTGTTGTACCTGCGAAAGGACTGCTCCAAAAACAGTTAAAATATCCTCTTGGATCGTTTCTGTCTTTTGATAGCATAGGAATATATACTGGTATACGACCACTGTGGCTTTCATCTTTAGGTCTTACAATTACTTCACCTACGTAGATACCATGATCCAAGTTTGCCTCTTCACGAGATTTATCTACTGGATTCTTTCTGTTTACTTTATATTCGTTTGCTTTGTAACCCATTCTAGTTTCCTGTGATGTCTATCTTAGATAAACTAAGTGATGTCTGTTTAGGTGCTTTGGTCATTTCAATTTCAAATAAGCCTCCGCTAAAGCTGGCTTGTAGCCCGTATATTGCATATACACCACTTATAAAAAATGCTGTACCTTGTCTTGTCATATAACCAGTGTTCTCATCTTCATCGTCCATATTTGGATCTCTAACACGTGGCGTCTGCATTGTAAATAAAAAGTAGTTATCACTGCCGCCGAATACAGCATACTCATCTGTGGACTTGCTTTCTTCTTTTACTGCGCCTACATTTCCTGGATTACGCAAAGCTCTGGCTTCTGCATAAGTCATAGGTTTTCCTAAGTACCAAGGATCTCCTCGTACTTTTAAATTTAGGTCTACTAGAATACTAGCATCGTTTACGTTTTGATACATATAGCCAAACAGTGTTGCACTTGCTGTACCATCGTTCGTTTGGTTTGAAGTTGCTACAATACTTCTACTGTATGAATATTTTGACCTAGGTGTCGTGTCTATGTCTTCTTTAGTTCTGTTTGCACTGTTCTTAAGTTGTTGTAGTGCTTGATTTCCAGACAGTTCTCCTATAACAGTTTGAGAGCCGCCATATGATTCTAACAAGTCTGCACCGTATAAGTATCCGCTTGCCTCAGGTTTGTATTTTTGTGCTTGTGGATTAGGAACTCCTCCTTCCATAGGGAAGTCTTCATTTCCTTGTTGTGTTTTTCTATAGCCCAATGGATCAGAACCTTGATTGTTTACATATAATATAGTTTCTGCTAGGTCATTCTTTCTGGCATCGTCTTTCATTATGTCTGCATATTCCCCGGAGGTTAATCCAAGTTCAGTCTGCACTCTAGCAGAAAAACTTGGGTCGCTTAGTGCGGCTTTTACACCTGACGGGTCTTGAACTTTCGCGGCAATTTCAGCATCTCTGTCTTTGCCGTCATAGTCTGTTGTAGCATCTTGATTCATTGTTGGGCTATTAGCATTCGTAGACATGTCGCCCATTGTGCCACCATTGGGCACAGCAAGTAATAATTGACCAGCGTCATATGAAATATCAGCACTTAGTACTTGATCATTCAGTCCTGTGTAAAGATAGTTGTATGCTTTCTTTATATTCATTTCTCTTACACGTTTTGTGGTCTGATCTTTATTAAGATTTTCTTGTGCCGCCGCTTCGGGCATATCTGCTTTATCATAAATTATAGGTTTAAAGATTATCTTCTTAGGATATTTGTTACGTTTAGTGTCAAATACTGCGGCGCCAGTGGCATCAAGTTCATGCGATATACTTGCCTCAATTTTATACCACTTAGTAAATGTTTGTGCTAGATCGAAACCATCCTCATTAACGACAGGATCGTTAAACACTTTCTTTCTTGACGACTTGTCTAAAAACGAATCACACATCACAAACAGTGTTGTAAAGAACTGGTTTAAGTCTGTGCCTTCTTTCATGTTTATATTCTGGTTTCCGAATATAGTAGTACCAGCTTCAACACCACCGTCAAAACTTTCCGGATCGTCTTCGAGTGCCTTTTTGTAATCGTCTAATGACTTAACACCTTTTTCTTGTGAGTTAATTAATCTGTTTACTTCTTCTGCCGCATTAGCACCTGCTCTTGTTACAGTAAGTGAATCTAGTTGCTCTTTGACTTGTGATAAATCAAAAACAATCTCATCGTGTATGCCTTCTGCTTTTAAATTTTCTTCTCTAAAATTCTTTAGTTGGTCTTGTAGGTCAATTGTTAGTTCTTCAATGTCGTTACCTTGTACTTTTAAATCCTTTGGCAACTTAAAATATTCATCAGAATAAGCCACCTGTGATCCCACTGGGCACTCGAAATCGTAAGTACTGCCCGTACTATCAATTGATATACCAACTTTTGCAAGAACTAATTTATAAATGAAAGGTCCCCCAATCGGGCTTAACACATCGTCGAAACTTTGTACTGGCTTGCCTTGGTCATCGATGTCGTCTTCAACACTTGCTTCGTAACCTTTGAATTCTATTGCTAAAAATAGCGGGACATCTGCCCACATATATTCGTGACCTAGAGCCAACTTTGCGGCTTGTATTTGATCTAATAAATCTGCCGCGCCTGGTTGAAATAATTGAAAACTTGTGTTAACTGCTAACGCATTTCCTGTTTTAGGTGAACCAACTATCTCTATGTTTAGGTTGTCTATTTGCACACCTGTTACACCTGTTTGTGCAAGTACAACTGTGCGACCAGGTTCGGCGGCATATTGCCCTCTGAGCCATTCCTCTTCGCCTATCATGTACAGTTTAAGGTTGTAACTAGTATTTTCATAATGGTCAAGTATATTTCCCATTACTGCGTCTAGGTATACGTTTTCTACTGCCGCTTTTTTATCTTTTGTGTTTGCCATTATCTGAGTCTGTCTATTGCTGTAGTTGAAGGAATATAAATTTCTAATCCTGAAGTAAAATCTTCAAGCGGGTCTACTAATAAATCTGGATTTCTTAACGCAAACACCCACCATAATTTAGTGGTACCAAATAAGTTATCAGACAAAAGATCTGGTCTTTTGTCAAACCTGCTTTCAATAGCATAGAGCTGATCAGCGGGTGACCCTGCGATTTTGGGTAGTGTGTTAACATCCAAATAAAACTTAGTTACTGGTGCACCTTTTAAGAAACTGTCGCTGTCATGAAAACTAGCCATTAGATAAATCCTTTATTAAAGTCTGCACCGCTTGTGAATGCATTTAAATCAAATCTACTTCTTAATTTCTTTTGCGTATACTGAGGTACCATTTCTATCATGATATCCGTCTCAGTAGGCATGTAAGTCACTGTATTGCCCATAGTAGGGTGATTGTACTCAACTGGTACATAATCCACTCCGTCGGGTAATTGTATGTTAAAACTTCTAATAATAACTGGTACTTTGTTAAAGCCAAATGCACCCAGGTATTCAAAAATCATCACAGGAGGCGGAGTACCATAGTATCCTTGCTCTACTGCTGAGTCGCCATAGTAACCTTTTGTTATAGTTCTTAAAAAATGAAATATAGACAACAGGTATTGTGCTTCTTCTAGTGTGTTTGCTGTAAATTGTCCTTGTACAGGAAGTGTTGCAGGCTTACTGTTAATGTATGTATAGAACGGATAGTTAGAACCATGCTGACTGTGTTCGTCATAATCAACCGAGCCTTGCAAAAATACGTTTGGAGTATATGGGTACACGATGCCACCGCGTTCTTTAAGAGGACTTAGGATACTGCTCTGATCGTCACCCTTATGATTTTTTGTGCCGTAGGCTTGATCTTCGCCTCCTCTTTTTGGTCGTATTCTTGCTCGCCAGTCAAAGTTTCCGATATCTTTTCTGCCGTCAGCAGTTTGACCAGGTGTTTGTCCTGAATCCGTGCCGTTTACTGTAATTGGTGGTGCCATAATATCTCTCCTGCTATTATTTATCATAATAAATAAAAACGTATTTTAATTCTAATAACCTTTAGAATAAACATTGACTTCTAGTAGAATCTATGTATAATACAATATAAACGAATTATAGTTTTGAGGAGACACAATGACTACGACAGGCAGAAAAGTAAATTATCTTAACAATAAAGATATTTTAAAAGAAATTCACAAAAGTAAACTTAGTTACTGTTATGTAACTGACGACAAATACATACAGCAAGACATTATCCTAGATGATGTTACACAAATTAACAAAACAACAATCAAACAGGCTCAAATAAACAAAGCACATGGCATGTCTAGGGCGGCATACGAAAAAGCCGTTAAAGAAGGCGATTGGGTTAAGAAGCCTAAGCAAAAAGAATTTGCGGTTGATCCTGATAGTTTAGCAGTCGATGATTTAGTTTTTAGAGTTATGGGCTACGATCATATACCGCTAGAGCCAGGCAGGAAGAAAACAACAAAGACAATTGCTGATACAAAGGCAAAAGTAAACTTCCCACCGTTTAAGCATTATATTTTAGATAGTGCTGGAGCAAATCCCAGGGAAGTCGTAAGAAGTCATTGGGTAGGTGGTCTACACAATGGACACTTCAGTTGTACACACGGTACAATTACAAACGAACTAGGCAAGATGTTTATGAAACTTGTTGAGCGTTACAGTCAGAGAGGTAACTGGAGAGGTTACACTTATGTTGATGAGATGCGTGGACAAGCACTTGTGCAACTTGCACAAATTGGTTTGCAGTTTAACGAAGCAAAATCTGATAACCCGTTTGCATATTATACTGCTACGGTTAATAACAGTTTCACAAGAGTGTTAAACTTAGAAAAACGCAACCAGACAATCAGAGACGACATTTTAATTGAGCAAGGACATTTACCAAGTTACGGCAGACAGATTGCACACGAAAACTCTTTAAGAGAAATGAGAGAAAGTGCAGAAGCTGAATTGGAAAATACCGGTAATACAACTAAGTAGGTAATCATATGGCAAACCTTTTTGAAAGGGCCGCATGTTTTACAGATATACATTACGGCTTAAAACAAAACAGTAGACAGCATCTTAAAGACTGTCACAACTATGTAGATTGGTTTATAGAAGAAGCAAAAGCACGAGACTGTGAGACTTGTATCTTCTTAGGTGATTGGCATCATCACAGAGCAAGTATTAATATTGCTACTATGAATGCTACAATTAAAGATCTTAAAAAGTTAAACGACAACTTTAGTAAAGTTTATTTTATTACTGGTAATCACGATTTATACTACAGAGAAAAACGTGACCTTAACAGTGTAGAGTTTGCTAGAGACTTAGAAAACTTTGTAATGGTAGATGAACACTTCTGTGAAGACGGTGTTGCTATCATTCCATGGTTAGTTGGCGACGAGCACAAAACACTTAACAAGTTAGATTGTAAGTATATGTTTGGTCATTTTGAGTTACCGTACTTTAAAATGAATGCAATGGTAGAAATGCCAGACCATGGCGGTGTAAAAGCATCTGACTTGTCTAATCCAGAATATGTGTTTAGTGGTCACTTCCATAAACGTCAATACAAAGGTAACATACATTATATAGGTAATGCATTTCCACACAACTATGCTGATGCACAAGACAACGAGCGTGGTGCTATGTTCTTAGAATGGGACAAAGAACCTGTGTATGTCAATTGGGATCAGTGTCCTAAGTATGTAACTATGGGACTTAGAGAACTACTCGAAGCACCAGATAAATTTTTAGATGATACAACACATGCTAGGATTAAACTAGATGTTGCTATCAGTTACGAAGAAGCAAACTTCTTAAGAGAAACATTTGCTGAAAAATATAATGTTAGAGAACTTCAACTTATTGTTGTAAAAGAAGAAGATGAGGTTTTTGACGGAGAAGAAATTAACTTTGAGAGTGTTGACCAAATTGTAATTAGTCAATTAGAAACAATTGAGAGTCAACTGGTAGACACGAATAGATTAATTGAGATTTACAGGGATATAGAAATTGCTTAAAATTAAAAATGTAACAGCAAAGAACTTTATGAGTGTAGGCAACAACTTACAAGCAGTAACGTTTGACACCGATTCGTTAACATTGGTATTAGGTCATAACTTAGACCTCGGTGGCGATGGTAGTAGAAACGGTACAGGTAAGACTACAATTATTAATGCACTCAGTTATGCACTTTATGGCGAAGCATTAACAAACATCAGAAAGGATAATCTTATTAACAAAACAAATGGTAAAGGAATGATTACCACTGTTGATTTTGAGATTAAAGGAACAGAGTATCGCATTGAGCGTGGCAGGCGACCTAACGTACTAAAGTTTTATATCGACGGCAATGAATCAGCTGACAATGAACAACAAGGTGACATGCGTGAGACACAAAAAGATATCGAACGTGTGATTGGATTCCCACATAATATGTTTAAGCATTTAATTGCATTAAACACTTACACCGAACCGTTCCTCAGTATGAAAACAAATGACCAACGAGACATGATTGAGCAGTTGTTGGGTATTACTGAAATTAGTGCCAAGGCAGATGTGCTAAAAGAGTTGTTAAAACAAACCAAAGACAATATCAAAGAAGAAGAATTGCGTATACAAGCAGTTACCAATGCTAATAAACGTGTAGAGTCTAGCATTAAGGATATCGAAAGCCGGAGCAAAGCATGGGCTAGGAATAAAGGAGACAAAGTAAACGGACTGCAAACTAGTTTGGACACATTAGAGCATACTAATATTAAAGAAGAACTGGACAGTCATAGAAAAATTATAGATATAAACGAAAAGCAAAATAAACTTACTGCACTTAAAACAGACTTGTCGACTCGAACAACGTCGATGAATCGTAGTGACAGTAAACTTGTTACGTTGGAGGCTAACTTAGAAAGTGCAAAGTCCGGTGTATGTCCTACATGCGAACAAGGTACGGCACATTTAGACACACATGAAAAATACACAGCGGACTTAGAAGAAGAAATTAAAGAAGAACAACGGTACAACGTTGAGTTAGTGGACAAGATTAGAGATATTACTAGCGGTATTAAACAGCTGGGCAATATTCCAGAAACACCAATTACTTTTTACAACAACATGGAAGATGCTTTACAGCATAAACATAATGTAGATACATTGCAAGAACAAATCGAAGAAAAGATTAAAGAAGAAAACCCGTATGTCGAACAAGTTGACCAACTACGCCAGACAGGCATCGAAGAGGTTAGTTACGAACTTATCAATGACTACACTAGCCTAAAAGAGCATCAAGAGTTTTTACACAAACTGTTAACAAGCAAAGACAGTTTTATTAGAAAGAAAATTATTGACCAAAACTTACAGTACTTGAATTACAGACTAGGGCATTACTTAGAAAAGTTAGGCTTACCACATGATGTTAAATTTAACAGTGATTTATCTGTTGACATCACGGAGTATGGCAGAGACTTGGATTTTGATAATTTAAGCCGAGGAGAGCGTAATAGACTTATACTTGGTATGAGTTGGGCATTTAGAGACATATATGAAAGTCTCAACCAACCAATGAATTTGATGTGCATAGACGAACTGGTAGACAGTGGCATGGATACCACTGGTGTTGAAAATGCATTGGCAGTTCTTAAGAAGATGGGAAGAGAATCAAATAAAAATGTGTTCTTAATTTCACACAAAGAGGAACTACAAGGGCGTGTTAATAACGTTCTTTATGTTGTTAAAGAAGGAGGATTCACTAGTTACAGTAATGACATAGAAATCCTCGATGAGACTTAATGAGTGCATGGACATATAAAGGTAAATTAGTAGACACACTTCCGGATGATTGTGAAGCATTTGTGTACTTGATTACAAACACAACAAACGATAAGAAATACATTGGTAAAAAACTTGCAAAGTTTAAAACAACCAAGCCGCCCTTAAAGGGAAGAAAGAATAAACGCCGAGGATTTAAAGAAAGCGACTGGCGTACTTATTGGGGTAGCTCGGATCACTTAAACGAGGACGTAATTACTTTAGGCGAACACAAGTTTACTAGAGAAATACTACACTATTGCCCAACTAGAGGTATTGCAAGTTACATTGAAGCACAAGAACAATTTGAACGAAATGTTCTCTTGACAGACGAATATTATAATGGTATAATAAACGTTAGAGTAGGCGGTTCACAAATCCTTAAGGAACATTTTAAAAAGATATAACTATATATCGAACATGGCACACATAGACACCCAGTCACGCTAATAAAAACATCACAGACACCAAGTCAACTACATAGGTTCTACACCACCCCGGCGAGGCTAAAATTCGCTGTCCTTGACAAACCGGTAATCCCGGTGCGAGATACTGGACTGTAGACGGCAAGATACAAACACGATACAGTATTAAAATGATTCAGGCAATGAGAAAAAGCAACCTGAAAGTTAATATAGTTGAACTCGACAAGACTATATTAATTTCCGTGAGGTCGAAAGACAGTGACGGTAGTGTATGGGGAGAAAAGGCTCACCGCTTCCTAGTAGCACCCGAGTTTGAGATGGCGATGCTCATCTTGATGACATTTTTTTTATTCACCCGGAGACGGGTGAATTATGGCTTAACTTTCTTGATAACTTCTTAACTTACTAAAAAATTACTACAAGAACTGATATGAATGAAATGAATGAAGTTAGCAGTAGTAAAGATACGAAGTATCTATAAAGTGTTTAAGAATGCAACAGTATCTGTGTAAGACAAACGTAAATTAACTGTGTAAAGATAAAAGTCTTTCTCCAAACTATGTTTGGATGCTCCATGGAACTTGGTAACGTCTAATATACACACCTCACCTGGATTTAACATTTTGTTGTGTTCGCTGTCTTTGTGGATTATTTCTAATGGAGAATCTTCTAGGTTAAACATAATATTGGTTTTTCTAGTTAACGGATTGTTCCATCCCATTAACCAGTCCTGATGCAACTTTACCATTGATCCTTGCTTTACTGTTTCTATTGCCACACTGTGTTCCGCGATGTCTAAAGGCAATGGTGTAGCATTTATAATTTGTTGTTGTAGGCTTTGGGGCATGTCGCGGAGTAAAAATATGTGTTGATCCATATCCACACGATCCTCGACCACGTTGTACGCACTTGCTTCTTTGAACTCTGTGATAGGTTTTACGAGCTGGCGCATTGCAACAACATCATAATCCCATTTTAAAACTGTGCTAAACATTCGCTATAGTGTTTCCTATTATTAATTGTTACAAACTCCGCAATAGTGCTACTTTGACGGTTGTCACAGCCATGTTCTTTAGTAGTATCAAGCACAAAGAAATCACCTGGCTGTATGGTATAGTCCTCTGTTACATCATTATTAGTGTGCTGTATAATAGCAGGATGGTCACCCACATTAACTAGTATGTTACTGCGTCTTCCGCCAATATCGGTGTGTAATGCTAGATAATCACCGGGTCTAACAAACTCCAACCCTATGAAATGTTCGGGCTCTATATTGTATTTTTTAATGAAATCTGTGGGCATTCTGTCCCATAATTGGCTCGCAGAGTACAGTTTTTGGTGTATCTTCTTTAGTTGTACCACACTGCTTAACTGCTTATCTTGACGTAAAAACGCCACAAAATCATCTATATCCATACTTGTATTTAACAAAAAAGATGCCAATATTTGTGGTAAAAAGGTTGACTTTGCCACAAAAACCAGTATAATAGTGTGTATATTAAATAAAAAAGGTAGGAGTTTTTATGTTTAAATTAGAAGATATTGTTAAAATTGCAGGTGAAACTGTTCGTAAACAGCGTTTTGGTATGGCATCTATGAACGATGATCACAAAACATTCACCGGTGATGTACTTTATACGTCACAAAAAGGCAACAACTTTTCAAGTAGCATCGAGGAAAAGTTCCAAGATACTGCTCAAGTAGATGGACTTACTGTTTGGAAGTCAAACGGTGAAGTTCCTTTTACAGATATGTTGTTAGATTTTGTTCAAATTGGTGCTATTACTTTTGAACAGGCTGAATTTTCAGCTATTCAAAAGAACAAAGATGCAGAAGCATCG